TCTCTTTCCCAAGGTAACATGTTATCCAATTCTGTCAAACTATATTTGTGGTGTTGCATCAATGCAAAATTAGTTTGATAGTAGTTACCTAAATTTTCATGACCAAAAATTAACCGAAAAAACTTTGAATTCCTTCTACATCAATATCTTCTTCATGATTACATTTATTACATTTAAACTGTAGTTTCTTTTTGATCTTTGGCATTGATTCGAAAAACAATTTAAGTTTCTCCAACTCTTTTGACTGCAAAGAATCTATAAATTCTTCAAGTTCTTGCCGTAGAGTATCTTTAGCATAGTACATATTTTCTGCATCATAAATGTAATCAATGCAATCAATAATTAAATTTACAATTACACTAGCATCTTTTGCATCTTTGTATTTCTCAATCATTTCAAAACTAGGATACTTCATAACAATACCAAGTTTGTCATTTATTTCTATTTTATTGGTGTGGTCATTTTCTTTTGTTGGTTTTATATCCAACAAATTCAGATCAAATTGAACTATGTTACCACACTTCTTATCTTCTTCAACTGTATTATTGCATTTGTATTTTAAAGTAACTAATTCTGAAATAGATCTAGCCCTGAGATTTAAAAACAAATATTCCAAATCAAAAACTGGCAATGAATCTACATTTATATCACTTAAAATACAATTGTTTACGACTTGTTTTATTGTATTCAATACAGACTCGGCATCTTGAGATTCCGAAGCCATCAGAAACAATTTTTCTTCTTTAACTGTAAATGGTCTAAACCTAATCTTTTTGTCTACAGATAATAATTTCAAATCATAAATTGGTACATCAACTTTTGGTAACATAATTTCCTCACTTAATTAAAAGAATATTCTCCCTACTGTCTGATCTACATTTCTTCCAAGACCAGTAACTAATCTTTCACCAGCACTTCCAAATAATGCAGCAGCTGCCTGAGATAAGTTATATGTGCCAGAATAAATTGTTCTATATTTTTGATATGCAAACTGAACAGATAGTCTATGCACACCGTCATCCTGCCAAGATAATTGTTGTGATGACACTCCAACTGGAAACGCATCAATCAATTCTACTGCATAAATCTGTTTAATAAATTCATCATATTGAATGATTTTTATGTTTGTTAGATACCGAGTTTCTTCGTCTTTTGCATATCTTAAATTATTTGTGTCTGTTGGCATGATTGCTTCCATCCAACGGTCAAATAACTTTCTTTCATAGAACTCATTTGTACATAGAAAAGTCAATGTTGTGTCGGCATATTGAGTTTGATATGGTACTTTAAATGTTGGACCATAGATTTTTACATCAGCTGTTGCAAGTGTTTTACCTGGAAGTTCAGCTGATTCACATTGAAGGGCCAAGTATCGTGAGATCGAAGCGTTACTTGTTTTAGATTGAGGATCTTCCGGCTGACTTCCAAAAACTCCACCTAATATATCAGAAACATTTGTAAAGATTGTATTTGGTAAATTAAACAATTGTTCGAATACAGAATTACCAATAAAATTGTTTATGTAACGAGGTATTGGTAGAACAACCTCAAATCGATTCGGCCGTGCAAGACCATCTTTTGCACGAATGTTTGATAGAAATAAATTTGGTGCGAATGACATTAGAATTTGCCCTTTGATTCTGCGTAAACTTTACTTGTGCCGGCGCCAACAAATGTTTCCATAGGTAACATACAAGCTATGTCCCATTCGTCAGCAAATATTTCGATGAAGCGTGACCTTACATGTGAATACAAATATCTTTTAATACATGGAATGGCTTCAAATGCTTTTGTTGCGCCTTTTAAATATTGATAATTAACTCTTAGTTCTGTGTTCAAATCGAACCTAGTATCTGTTGCTGTTTGACTGAGTTTATCCAATAAAGTGATTCTGTATCTTGGGTGAATGTAATGCAAATTCAAACCGAGAAAACCATCATTGTATGGTTCAACAGGTATCACTAAAGGAAATCTGTCAAAATACGGTAACTTATCTTTTGTCTTTGGATCATAATAGAAAAAGTACATGCGACCAATAAATGGTGATTTTACTGTTCTTTCTCTATCTCTAAAAAATTCTTTTTCTGAAGGATTTAATGACCTAACTTTAGACTGCAACCAGGTTCTTGCTTGTTGAGTGCGGGGTCTCAAACCTTCTTTTGCGAGCGATGATTGTATTCTGTCGAGTAATGTAGCCATCTATTATTTATGCTACAATCCCAAATCATTCTCCGTAAGTATTTTGAATTGCCAACCATGTTCTTTACAGAATATGTCGGCAGCTCTCCACTTTTCTTGGTTGATTGCGTATGTTGCAGCTTCCTGAATGAACTTCTTTGTGCGTCTTTTCTGTACAGGCATTTTGGTCTGAGATTCTGGTTTTACCTCTAAAATATATGTCATAACCAGACCATCTTTTCTCCGAACTTTTACTATAAAATCTGGAAAATACCTGTGAATTCGGTTGTCTATAGGTGAGCGATACGGTATGGGCAGTTCTTCAGATGCCCACCATATGACATTTGGATTTTCATCCAAATACTTCATTACTCTTACCTCCCAAGAAGAACGATATATGATATGATTAGGATCACCGTTGTATTTCTTAGGATTGTTAGGTATAAACCTTCCTTTATATGACATAAATACTATCTAGTCAACTTTAAAGGCAAAAAATGTCTATTTTTAAATTTACGGATATATCATTTAATAAAAACCCGTACACTCGACCTAGTGATTCAAGAGAGAATTTGGTTGGCGGAAAATATAATTCAAATACATTAAGATATCCTATAGACTTAGGTTCTTACGATAAAGGTCATTACATGGTAATTCATGTTAATGAGCAAAATAAAACGAGTTACAAAGGTATTACTGGCTTTGGAGATGAACCTTCAATTATTACAAATAGAAGAAATCTAAATTCTTCGGTTGGTGGCACAGGAATAGGTGGATTAGATTCTGTTTTATCGACAGTATCAAATTTTGCAGAAAAATCAACAAATTTTGCAAAAGAAGCTAACAGTAAATTAGAGCAAATTGAAAGAAAATTGGGAATAGGAAATATTCCTAGTTCTGCTGCGAAAGTAGGCTCTACAACAATTTCAGAAGCATCATCATATAAATCTTTAGCTGGTGTGCGAACAATAAAAAGAACAACGGATACGATTGCTCTTTATATGCCAGATACTTTAAATTTTACTCATCAGCAAGGGTATAACGAAGTAGCTTTAGGTGGTGGATTATTTGCTGCTGCTGGAGCCGCAGCTTCAGCTTTAAGGGATACAACTTCTTTTAAAGATGCAATGGACATTATTGGTAAAAATGCAAGTCCATTTATTGCAAACGCCGTTGCAGGAATGTTTGGTGATGTTGGTCGTGCAGCTTTTGCTGGAGGATTTGGAGCCGTTGCTAACCCGCAACTTGAAGTTTTATATGTATCACCTAAATTAAGAAACTTTAGATTCGACTTTATGTTTTATCCTAGATTATCTAGAGAAGCGTCTGAAGTACAAAGAATTTTAGATAGATTTAGATTTCATCAAGCACCAGAATTATTAGGTTCAGAAAATTCAGGTGGTGTTGGAGGATTCTTTTTAGTTCCGCCTTCAGAATTTGATATTAAATTTTATTACAATGGCCAAGAAAATCCTAACATTCCAAAAATATCAACTTGTGTTTTAACGAATGTAGATATAGATTATGCACCAAATGGTTTTGCTACATATGAAGTGCCGAGTGATTTGACGGCTAGAAAAGGATTTACAGGTATGCCTGTTGCAATTAGATTGTCTTTGGAATTCCAAGAAACAGAAATGTTGACAAAAGCAAACTTTGCAAGAGATGAGGGACGATTAAGTTTGAGAGAGAACTTTGGTCAAATTAATAGTAGTGAGAATGAATAATGGCAAAATTTTTTAAATATTTTCCAAAAACACCATACACATTATCACCAGATAATATTGATTATCTAACCAATATTACATCAAAGGTTTCTTTTGAAAAAGAATTTAGAGACAATTCTGTGGTGTATTATGAATATTTAATTTCTGATGGAGAAACACCTGATATTATTGCACATAAAATTTATGGTTCATCTGAAAGGCATTGGATTATATTACTACTAAACGAAATTTTAAATCCACAATTTGACTGGCCTTTGAGTGATTCTTCACTTAAAAAATATATTGATGTAAAATATCAATCAGAACAATATGCAAACAACTCAACCGAAGGTGCAGGAACAAATTGGGCTCAAACAAATATAAAGACCTATTTAAGAGTTGAAACCAAAACAAATACTAAGTTAAATGAAGTTTTGTCCATTGAAAAAACATCATTAACTCAAAATGCTTATGCAAATTTAACTTCTTCTTCATCTAATTATACTTTGCAAGATGGTACAGAATTGACGATTGATATAACAAAAGAATCTTTAAGTTATTACAATTATGAAGTTGAAGAAAATGAAAATAAGCGTTCAATAAAAATATTAAAACCAGAATTTGTACCTATAGTTGAAAATGAGTTTACTGAGGTTTTTAATTCATGACAGTAAATGTTTCTGATTTTTTAATTAAAGAGTTGTCTTTAGTTTACAAAGAAAAAAAAGTAGATATTTCAGGTATATTTCAAGAATTAAATATCTACGATAGTATTTTATTACCTTGTATGCATGGCAATATTGTGATTTTAGACGCTAAAGGCCTAACAGATGAATTGTCACTTGATGGTTCTGAAAATTTAATTGTCAATATTCAAAAAAATGAGTTTGGTAGTGCTAGTGACCCTTTGACATTTACAAAAGTCTTTAGAATTTTCAAACAATCAAATAGAAAAAATGTAAACTTAACATCGGAAGCTTACATATTACATTTCATTTCAGATGAATATATTTTATCCGAACAACTTCGTGTAACTCAATCATATGAAAATACTTATGGAAATATTGCAACATCTATATTAAAAGAATACTTAAATGTTAATATAGACCGAGAAACAAAAAATGGTGGATTATTTGCAGAAACAATAGGTATGAGAAAAGTTGTTATACCAAATTTACACCCATTAGATGCGATTGACTGGTGTGCAAAGAGAAGTTTAGATGAAAAAGAATCACCGACATTTTTATTTTTTGAAAATATAAAAGGATATAACTTTGTAAATCTTGCAAAATTGCTTTTAAATTCACCTGTTGCTAAATTAAATTTTATACCAAAGAATGTTGCATTAGGTGATAAAGCCGAAGAAACAACTTTTTTTGGTGTAAAGAATTTTAAAGTTTTAACACAGTTTGATTTCTTAAAGAATGTTCAAAATGGAGTTTATGCCGGTAAATTTATAGGATTTGATCCAATAACCAGAACAATAGCACAAAGAGAAATAAGTTTTGATGACCACTATCACACTATGAAACACGGTAATAAAGTGCCTAATTTGACCGTTGTTAAAAATAAAAAAGGCAAACAAAATATTGAGATGTTTGATGCTAAACAATCTGTGTATGTTTTTGGATATTATCGAAATGAAAATGAATACATACAAGAAAACGATCCTGAGTCTTTAAATTTTGTTGATGACCCTTACAAGTATGTCTTTCAAAGAAAAGCAATTATTCAAAATTTTCTAACACAAAGAGTTCAAGTTTTAATTCCTGGTAATTTTTCAATTACATCAGGTGTGAATGTTGAATTATTAGTTCCAAAACTTGGAGAAAAATTAAAAGATGATGATAATTATGATAAAAGTCTTTATGGAAAATATATGGTCATAGCTGCACATCATTGTATAACTCCTACGATACATGAGGTTGTTATCGAGTGCGCTAGTGATTCTTCTAACAGAGAAGCTGGAGTTATTCGAACAGCAACCGTAGATGATGCGAGGTATTACGCATGATAGTTACACAAACTAAAAAGGATTATGGTAATTTTGACCCGATGAATTGGGTTGGTATTATTGAGAATGCTCACGATCCATTAAACATTGGAATGTACAAGGTGAGAATTATTGGATTACACTCACCAAATATTGAAGAAAGTCCAGTAGATAACCTTCCATGGGCTCACGCTGTCGTTCCTTTGTCAACAGGAAGTACAACATCGATAGCTCGAGAGGGTGAATGGGTCGTTGGATACTTTTTAGATCCCGAAACTTTACAATATCCAATCATCGTAGGTATTCTACCAGGAATACAATCAACAAGTGTAATTAATATTACAAGTTCAGCATCAAGAAATGGTTCTTCAACATACGGCCAATCAGCAGGATTTGTACCTCAATTAACACAAGAACAAGCAGATAAAACTCCTAAACTTCCTCCTGGTGTGGTAACAAGAGCTGACGGCCAACCAACCACATCTCCTTTAGCGAGAGGTGAAATTGCAAACAGTACGATAGCTCTAACAAATAATGCAATTGAACATGTTTGTGATTTTAAAAAGAAATTGAGATTTGATATTGCAAAAGAAAAAATGTTAACTTATCAATTTGTACAACAAGCTCGAGAGGCAATAAAACAATTTTTTGCTGGTCTTTCTAGTGGTCCTATGGGTACGGCTGTTCAAGTAACAATTAGACAAATAAAAGAAGTATTAAAAATGATAAAGAAGGCAGCAGATTTTATAACTGATGTAGTTAAAGCTACAGCAGATTTCTTAAAGTATTGTAATCAAATTTTGGCATATATTGCTAGTTTACCTGCAAAATTGGCACAGATGTTGAAAAAATGTGTACAAGAATTTACAGACGCTTTATCTGAATTATTATCTTTTGACGATCCAAATTCACCATCAGGTTCAATATCACCTTTTGGTGAAATAAAAGATCTTTTTATTGAAGTTCAAAATACTGCTCAATCTTTACAGAATGTTGTGAGTGCTACAACTGAAACTGTTGCTCAAGCTCAATCATTAGCATATACTGCTAGATCTTTTGGAAGAGTATAATGGCCGTAAACAAACCTGATGGTAATGATTGGACTGAACCAGAATCATCTTTTAAAGGTGAATATCCTTATGCACATGTAACTGAAACTGAATCTGGTCATTTGTTTGCATTAGATGACACTAAAGATTCTGAAACAGTTCGTTTAGCACACCGTATAGGAACATTTACAGAAATACAACCAGACGGTACAAGAATAGATAAAATTGTTGGTGATGGTTATCAAATAGTTGCAAAAAATAATCATGTTTTAATTAAAGGTGTTTGCAACATTACGATTGAAGGTGATTCTGTACTTCATGTATTAGGTGATGCAGACATGAAAGTTGATGGCGATGCTTACTCTTTAGTAGAAGGTGATTCAATTACAAAAGTAAAAGGTGATGCATCAATTTTTGCTGGCGGAGATTTAGATTTATCAGCTGGCGGTGAATTAGGTACAGTAACAATAAATGCTCCTGATGGCATAAATTTAAATGGAGATGTTACTGTAAACGGAATGTTAAATGCTGTGAACAGTATATACGCAGGAGATAACATTCTTGCAGGAAAACAATTGTTTTCATATTTTGGAATACAGACACTTGGTGGTATAAATTCTGGATTTACATCTGAATCTCCGGTGCCGGCTGGAATAATCACAGCAACAGTACAAGTTGAAGCACCTGGCATTATAGGTTCTGCTTATGTAAGAGACTCTGTTGGAACAATGCAAATGATAAGAAACATTTATAACGTACATCGACATCCTGCACCGAAAGGTCCAACAGGAACACCATTTAACCCAATGTAAATATGGCTTTTATTAAAGATAGATTAACTTTAAATTTTGATACCAGCAAGTTTGGTAGCGGACTGTTTTTAAGTTCTGAATCTCAAAACACTCTAAACAATTCTCCTAGCGGATTAAGTGAATGGCAAAGAAAAGAAATTGCTAATTCAGCAGTAGGTCTAACAAATTACTATAAAAATCCTGTACTGTCACAATGTAATAGACTTTTAGCAAACACTACGAATATAAGAAATTTGTGTTTAGGTGATGTTGCTAACAATTATCCTTTAGCATCAGCACAAATATTAAGTCTTGCAAACACAGCAAATAATTTAATAATTCAATTAAATGAATTTAAATATCATACTGATAATATTTCTGGTTTGACAGTAACTATCTCTGATTCTGAAGCTGCCGATACATCTAATATTCCAAACTTTCAAAGTGCAGTAAGTATAGGTGCAGAAGCAACAAGAATTTTATATACAACCGAATCATTTAAAACTACAACTCCAATATTAGGTAACTTTACTAGTATTTTTATTGGTGATGAATTAAATGCAAATAGCAATTCTCTTTACAGTAGTTATTCTTCTCTAAGTACTTTAGGGGCTTCAATCACAAGTACTCAAGTAAATAGTATTATTTCAAATTTGCAATCTGTAAATACTTTTATATACACTCGAAGAACATCAGATTGGAATTTTTTCAAAGAAGTAAAATCTGTTGTTAATGACTATTACACAGTTTCAAAATTAAACAATTTAGGTAACACAGAAAATTATTTAATAAAAAATTATATTGGTACAGATGCTTTAAAAGCAAACTTAAATAATGCATCTTCAATAGTACCTACAACAAGTGATATTGCTAACTTTTTTGCAAATACTGAAGCTACTGTAACTCCAGCAACAGTATCAACACAACTTACTTCAGCAATAACTGCGGCAACTGAAGCATCTGATTCTGCTGCGTCTGCTTTTGATACTGCTAACGCAGCATACAATACAGCAAATATTAGTCTATCAATTGCAACATCAGCAATTAGTATTGCAAATAATGCTTTAGTGAATGCTTTAAATGCTGTTGATGGTGTTGCACGTTCAAGTGCTTTAGCTGCTTTTGACCAAGCAAATTCGGCCGCATCTTTAGCAAGTTCTGTACCTTCATTAGGCACTATTGCAACTGATGCTCAAATTTTATCTGCTAGTGCTTTTTCAAAAGCTAATGCGGCATCTTTTCATGCTGATAGTTCTTACATTCACGCCAACGCTGCTTTTAATACTGCTAACAATGCAACCGATACTTGGGTTCGCAATGCCGCCAATGCCGCAAGTTCTTACGCTAATGGTGCTTTTGCGGCTGCTAATGCTGCAAATACATTAGCTTTATCTGCATTTAATGCTGCTAATAATTCAATAGATACTTGGGTTCGCAATGCCGCCAATGCCGCAAGTTCTTACGCTAATGGTGCTTTTGCGGCTGCTAATTCAGCGATAAGTTCTGGTGTTTATGCCAATGCGGCTTTTGCGGCCGCCAATTCTGCAGCTTCTTCGTCAATAGATTCTTACGCACGAAATCATTCTAATGCTGCTTTCAATTTAGCCAATACAGCATCAACAAGTACTGATACATACGTTAGAAATCATGCTAATGCAGCTTTTGAGGCTGCAAATACAAAACTATCTTTAAATGGTGGTTCAATAACAGGTAATCTAGTAATAACTGGAAATTTAACCGTATCTGGTAATGTAACAACAGTTAGTGCTAATAATCTTGTTGTTAATGATAATATGATTTATCTTAACAATAATAATACTGTTTCTAATCCTGATTTAGGCTTTGCTGGTAATTATAATGATGGAACTTATAAACATTCTGGATTATTTCGTGATGCTACTGATGGAATGTGGAAATTTTTTGACGGTTATACTCCTGAGCCTGATGCATCCCCTTACATTAATACTTCACATGCCAGTTTTCAACTTGGTACAGTAAATGCTCTTATACAATCTGTTTCTGTTGTATCTAGAGGTATAGATTTATTAGATCATTCAAATGGCGCTTTTAACACAGCAAATACATCTGACCAAAAAGCTACATCATCTGGAAGTTACGCTAACTCATCTTACCTTCATGCTAATTCATCTTATTTTCACGCTAATGCATCTTTTGTTAGAGCAAATACGGCATCAAATACAGCAACTTCAGCTGGTTCTTATGCTAACGGAGCTTTTGAAACCGCTAACGCAGCTTCTGCTCATGCAACGGGAGCTTTTAGTACTGCAAATTCTAGAGTCTCATCTGTTGCAATATCAGGAACAAATATAACGGTATCAGGAAGTCCTATAACTTCATCAGGAACAATAACACTATCTATACCTCAAGCAATAGATACAACATCATCAGTTCGTTTTTTAAGTTTAGGTATTGGAACAAATGCAAGTGGTACAACAGGAGAAATAAGAGCTACAAATGACATAACTGCTTTTTATTCAGATGATAGATTAAAGGTTCGTTTAGGATTAATTGAAAATGCTTTAGATAAATTAAACACTCTATCAGCATTTTATTATGAGCCTAATGATGTAGCTCAAAAATTAGGATATGAGAAAAAGAAATATGTTGGTTTATCAGCTCAAGAAGTGCAAAAAATATTGCCAGAAGTTATTAGAGAAGCACCAATTAGTTCTGAGTATCTAACAATTCAATATCACAATATGATACCTTTATTAGTTGCTGCTATAAAAGAGTTAAAAGAAGAAATTGATAATTTGAAAAGTAGATAAATGCCTTTACAGTCATCTGGCCAAATATCAATGTCGCAGATCAATACTGAGCTTGGTCAATCCTCTTCAGCCCAAATTTCTTTAGGATCAGCTACCGTTAGATCACTTTTGGGTGTTTCAAGTGGTGCAATTTCTTTAAGTAATGCATATGGCAAATCATCAAGTTTTTCTGCGCCAGCTGTTACAAGTAGTTTGACAAATGTGAACTTACGAACTTTACTTTTATCTCAGGGTTGGGATGGCACATCAGCAGTAATATTTACAGTTAACGCTGGAGTTTACATTTATTCAACATCAACAGGAACACCAGCTTTAACTATTAGCGGTTCTTGGCCAGGTGGTCTTTCAATAGTTAATAATGGATTTATAATTGGTTGTGGTGGTCAAGGTGCAAGTTTCAGTTCAATTCCTGCTTCTCATCTTCCTGGAAGTCCTGGAGGAGATGCCATTTCCACAAGTACAAATCTTACAATTACAAACAATGGTTATATTTGTGGCGGTGGTGGAGGTGGCGGTGGATCTTCATTAGGTACATTAAGTGGAGGGGATGTAATATTCATAGCTGCTCTTGGCGGCGGCGGAGGCGCCGGAGGAGGTAGTGGTGGAAATACTGTTAGAGGACCCAGCACAGTAACATTTACGGGTGGAGCTGGAGGAGGTATTGGCGCCGCAGGATCAAACGGCCAGGGTGCAACTGATTTTCAGAATACTGGTACAGCTGGCGGCGGCGGAGGCCGAGTTCTTCCAGGTAGTGGTGGTGTTTATTCTGCCTACGGCGGCCAAGGCGGTGGAGCCGGTGGAGCAGGAGGTGACGGAACTAGAATCCTTTCAAACAATTTTGGCGGAGGTTTTCCTGCCGGCAATATGGGATCGGGTGGTGGAGGAGGTTGGGGAGCTTCTGGAGGTAACGGAGGAAGTGCAACTCCAGCCGGATCAGGAGGAAGTTCTAACAATGCAGGCGGCAGCGGAGCTGGAAATATCACAGGATCAGGTGGTGCCGGTGGTCGTGCAATAAGACTTAATGGCAATTCTGTTACTTGGACGAATTTTGGTACAACTTGGGGTTCTGTAAGTTAAATTTTTGGAGAAAATGATGAAGTATGGAGTTTTTAATCCTTTAAATGGAGAAACAACTTTACTGGATAGTAAAGAAGAAGCTATGCAACTTTTTTGGATTAGAATGATACAGTTAACTTTACCTCATTTTCACAATACTCCTTATATGACAATTATTAAAAATGAAGATGGTTCCGAAACTTGGAAAAATATTAATGACCAAGAAATAGATAAACCTTTATCATATGAAGAATTGTCAAATTTATATTTGCGGTCAATAAACAACACGTAAGTAAATAAAAAGTTTTAAATATAAACATAAATAACCGATGGCTACCGTAACAACAAAAACAACAAGACAATATAAAGACTTAGACTTGTCTTTTAATGTTCATCCTGTTCGTAAAGATATAAACAAACATATTGACGAACAGGCAGTTATAAATTCATTAAAAAATATAATTTTAACAAATCATTATGAACGACCTTTTGAACCAGATTTTGGATCAAATATCCGATCAATGTTATTTGAAAATTTAGATTCAATAACAGCAATAACTTTAGAACGAGAGATATTACAGACTATTGAAAATTTTGAGCCTAGGGTAAGTGTGACCAAAGTAACTGCAATACCTGATTATGACAATAACGGATATAATATAAAATTAGATTTTTTAGTAATTAACTTAACGAACCCAATAACAATTCAATTCTTTTTACAAAGAGTAAGATAATGGCTGATCGCTTAAATGTAACCGAGTTAGATTTTGATACCATCAAATCAAACTTAAAAACTTTTCTAAAACAACAATCAGAATTTTCAGACTACGATTTTGAGGGAGCCGGTCTTTCGGTATTGTTAGATATTCTGGCGTATAATACCCATTACAATGCATATTATATGAATATGCTGGCAAATGAATCTTTTTTAGACTCCGCCATTCTCCGAAATTCTGTAGTATCCCATGCGAAAAAATATGGGTACACTCCAAGGTCTACTAGATCTCCAATAGCAAAAATTAATTTTACTGTCAATTCACAATCATCAACACCAGGATCTTTAACATTACCTAAAGGTTATATGTTTGTTTCTAATTTGATTGATAGTCGTTCTTATAATTTTATAACATTAGATGATGTAACTGTATCAAAAACTGGTAATAATTTTGTTTTCAATAGCGTGTCAATTTATGAAGGCACACTTGTTAATTATAGTTACACCCATAGTCAAGCAACAAACCCAAAACAGATTTTTTTAATTCCAGATGAAAATATTGACACTACAACATTAAAAGTTACTGTACGCCAATCTTCTTCTAATTTAAACTCAGTAGTTTATAATTTAAATACAGATGCTCTGACGATAGATCCTACATCAACAGTTTATTACTTGCAAGAAGGCCAAAATGGTAAATATGAAATTTATTTTGGTGATGATATTTTAGGTAAAAAAATTCCTGATGGTGGTGTGGTCACTTTAAATTACTTAGTAACAAATGGTAGTCTTTCAAATAAAGCAAATAATTTTATTGCTACTACACCAATAGAATCGTTTACTAATTTTACTGTTTCTTCAGTATCATCAGCTTCTGGAGGATCAGAAAAAGAAAGTGTTGATCAAATTAAATTTGCAGCACCTCTACAATTTACTTCACAGAATCGTGCAGTAACAAAAAATGATTATATCAAATTAATTCAACAAAAATACCCACAATTTGAAGCTGTTACAGTTTGGGGTGGAGAAGAAAATGAACCACCAGTTTATGGTAAAGTTTTTATCGCAGCAAAACCTCGATTAGGTTTTGAAATAACTGATGCACAAAAAGAATTTGTAAAAGAAGAAATTATAAAACCAATTAGTGTTTTAACAGTTACACCAGAAATTGTAGATGTTGACTATAATTATTTAAAATTAATATCAAAAGTTTATTATGATCCAACAAAAACTATTAGTAATGTAAATAATTTAAAAACAAGTATTGAAACAAAAATAACAAATTTTTGTGAAGATAATTTAAATACTTTTAATTCTATTTTTAGGTCATCTTTACTTAAAACTGAAATTGATAATTTAGATAGTTCAATTATTTCAAATGAAATTGAATTATTTTTAACTAAAAAATTTAGACCTGATTTAATAAATTCAAATAGTTATATTTTAGATTATGGAGTAGCTTTAGATAAAGGTACAACTCTTGATAATTTATATTCTAACCCTGAATTCACAATGTTAGATGAAGATGGAATACAAAGACAATGTTTCTTTGAAGAAGTACCTTCATCATTTACTGGTGTAGAATCTATTACTGTAACAAATCCAGGTATAGAATTTTCTACTACACCAACAATAGAAATAGTTGGTGATGGTGAAGGTGCAATAGCTTCAGCAACAATTGTAAATGGAAAACTATCAAAAATAACAGTAATTAATCCAGGCGTTGGTTATACTACGGCTACTGTTCGCATTACTGGAGGTGGTGGAAAGTTAGCTGCAGCTTCTGCTGTTTTAGAAGGTAGATTTGGACAGTTAAGAATAGTTTATTACAAACCAGATGAAGTTACAAATGAAAACACAAAAGTAATTTTAAATTCAGGAAGAAATAACGGTGTCATGGGATCGATTGATTATTTTTTAGGTAAGATTTATATTAACGAATTTAACCCTCTGGCTGTTGCAAATGCTTTTGGAGAAATATCAGTTAACATTCGACCAAAAATAACGGTCATTTCATCTGTTAGAAATAAAATGTTAGCTTTTGATTCTGAAGATCCTACTAGTATTGTCGTAGAAGTTTATAAAGTATAATGGAACAATTACTCACTTCTACATTAGTTGAAAAACAACTTCCTGAATTTGTAAGGGAAGAATATCCAAAATTTGTTAATTTTTTGGAAAAGTATTATCAATGGTTACAAACAAATAATCAGATTTTAAAAGCAGTTCAATCTTTTTCAGATTCTAAAGATATAGATCTTGCTTCTGATTTTTATTTAAATATCATAAAAACAGAATTAACTCCATATTTTCCAGAAGAAATACTTCTTGATAAATCAAAATTATTAAAATTTGTTGGTCAATACTATAGATCAAAAGGTACTCCCGATTCTGTAAAATTTTTATTTAAAATTCTTTATAATGAAGATATAGAAATTTATTATCCAAAAGAAGAAATTTTAAAAACTTCTGATGGTAAATGGGTTTTACCTTTAGCCTTACGAGTTGATACTGATGATGAAAATATTTTTAATATTGTTGGTACAAAAATTACAGGATCTATATCAAAATCTACGGCAATTGTAGAAAGTGTGACACGATCAATTGATAGACAATTAGGTATTGAGTATGTTGAATTGTTTATTTCTAATATTAAAAAGTTATTTCAAACTGGAGAAATAGTTCAAGCAAGTTATTATGATGATGATAATAATAAAATTGATGTTAGTGCAAGATTAATTGGTTCTTTATCTGAAATAAAAATTAATCCAGAATTTAGAGGTTTATTTTATACTGCATTTGATCCTGAAACGGGTTATCAAGGAGATCCAGTCAGTATAGTTGGCGGTTTAAATCCTGTACCGCCTTCAGGATTAACACCAATTGGTGCTATAGCGACCGTTGGTGAAGTTACTAAAGGTTCTATTATTCAAGTTCAAGTTGTCAATGGTGGATTTGGTTTTAGAGATCCTACAATACAAAATTCTTCTTTAGTAGACTTTGTTGGAGGATTTAAAGATACAATTTTAGGACAAGAATCAAGAGCTACAATACAACTTCTTGATCAAAGTACACATAGATTAGTAAATGTAAGTAATGTTGCTATAGAAACAATATATTCTTTAACTTTAGATGGTGCTGCAAATACAAGTAATATTGAAAATTGTCAAATTAATTTTGTTACAACAACTCAAACACTAAATGTTTTTCCAATTTCATTTGTTTCAACAGACGGTTCTGGAGGTGGTTATAAATCATTACCTGAATCTTTTTTCTACAGTTTTTACTTAGAAGATAATGATGATCTTTTGGTCATAGATTCTACTGTTGCTATTAGAGACACTAGAGTATTAAGTGATTTCGACCAAGATTTAACTCTATCATTTGAAAAAGGTGATTTAATCAGATTGTTTTTAAATAATAAGTATGAAGAAATTAGAATAATTGAAAGTGTTTCAACAAATTCTATTACACTTGAAGGTTCTAATTTTGAAAATGATATTGTTGGATTAAGTGTATATAAACTTTTAAGACGGCCAATAAATGATGTTGGTGCTCTTGGAAGAATAGAAATAACAAATGGCGGAGAAAATTATAACGTTGGTGATTATTTAATTTTTACAGGTGGTTCAGGATATGGAGCTAATGCACAAATTTCTGAAGTACATTTAGCAAACAATGGTATAAAATCTGTTGTATTTAATGACTCAGGCACACTTATAAAAGGTGGAGAAGGATACACACAAGATTCTTTACCTTTAATTACCATCAATAGTACAACAGGTGCGAACTCTCAACTATTTGTAAGAGAAATATTAGGTGATGGTGTCGATGTTAATTTATTTACAACTCGAATTGGTTCAATAACAAAACTACGCATTATAAGTTACGGTTACGATTATGTAGAGGCACCAACAATTTCGTTAAGAAACGCTGATCTCGTTGTGTCAAATGTAACAGAAGGCCAGCTTTTCGTTTCGAATACAGTTATTTACCAAGGTGAATCGAGTAGCAATACTACCTTTAATGCCCGAGTTGAAAGGTATGAGCCATCAAGTGGACTACTAAGAATCTTTAATTACCGTGGTTCTTTAAATATTGCACTACCAATTACATCAAATACCATTCCAGTCGTAACTGCTAATGTTTCATCGGTTGTTTATTATGGTGATGGAAAAGCTCGAGCAACTGCAAAATTTGAAAACGGACTTATTCGTTATCCAGGCATCTATTTAAATACAGATGGGCAACCAAGTTCAGACAAGAAACTACAGGATGATGAGAAATACCATAATTATTCATACTTAATAAAAACAGAGAACGATTATAGTAAGTTCAAAAAATCTCTTAATGAAATTGTTCATCCATTAGGAACTAAAACTTTAGTTACTCGCATAAATTCAAATGTAGAAGATGTTACAGATCCAGAAATTACTTCAATTCATTTGTCCAGAAAAACAATGGCTAACACCTTTAATGTAGTTTCTGGATCAAATAATATGGTTGCAACTGGTTCTACTCCTGATTTAGCAAATGTGGTAAACATTGGTGACATGGTAATTTTGACCAATCTTTATAAAGCAACTAACGGTACTATCAATGTAACACCTTCATCAAATGTGGTTACTGGTAATAATACTACATTTATTAATGATCTTCAAGATGGAGATACAATTTATATTAGTACAGGCAATACTGGATTAGTATCATCTATTTCCAACACAACATCATTGGTTTTTGGTAACACTATAAATGTTACTGCAACTGGTCAAACAATCAATTTGATTTTCGATTCAGTCAAAACTGTCACTTTCGTTAATGCAAATACCATTATTGTTTCTGGAACATTCGAAGTTACTTCTAATTTAGTTACTACAATTCTTCAAAAAATCGAATAAATAGACCCATGGCTTCCTTACTCACCTATCAATTTTCAACACTTTTAGCGGAAAGTATATACAATTTACTTGATGTAAGTGCTAATTCTTACCTACCTTTAAACAGAAGATCTTATGTTTTCGTCACTTTAGGTAAAGAAACACCGTGGAATGCTGGAACAGAAGTTGCTCCTACTCCAGGCCAATCGATACAGAATCTTAATTCTTATTATGATAGAGCTATGGTTGCTAAGAGAGTAAGTCAAGAAAATGCATCATTCGTAGTACCAAGAGTAAATTGGACTGCAAACACATTATATACATTTGCTGCTTGTGGAGTATGCCCAGCAGGAACACCATTTTATGTTTTAAATTCAAAAGATCAAGTTTTTAAATGTCTTTGGAACAACGGCGGTACAAATTCTAATACTGAGCCGCAACTTTCATTGTCATCCACATCTTTAGAAGAACCATTTTTTAAAACACCTGATGGTTATAAATGGAAGTATCTTTTCACATTAACCTCACAACAAAAACAAAAATTTTTAACACAAGATTTTATGCCTGTTAGTTTTAACAGGTTCGTTCGAGCTGCAGCCGTGAACAGGAGTATTGATATAGTAAGAGTTACTAATCAAGGGAATAATTATGTAGACGGTACAGTACAAGATATTATCACAGTAAGTGGTGATGGAACAGATGCCGTTTTAAAAGCTAATGTGGCAAATGGTAAAATAATTGATATAGTTGTTCAAAATAGAGGTTCTGATTATACAAAAGCTAATCTAAGTTTTTCTGACGTTGCTGGTGGTATTGGTACGGCCGCAGCTGCTGAAGTGGTATTATCACCACAAAATGGCCATGGATTTGATCCAATTGAAGAATTATATGCAAATACAATAATGTTTAATGTTGATTTTGATGGATCAGAGAATGGTGTTTTTCCAACAGACAATGAATATCGTGAAGTTACTCTATTAAAAAATCCTTATGAATTTGCAACTACTGAATTGGCTGGAGATTCTTTGTACACCATGTATACAAAAATTAAAGTTTCTCCAGGTGTAGGAGATTTTAATAATGATGAGATAGTTTTTCAAGGAGTTAGTTTAGCCACTTCAACATTTAGTGCTGATGTTATTTCTTTTGATGAATTACAGAATTTATTGTATGTAAACAATATAAGAGGATCTTTATCAACAAACCAACCGATCAAAGGTCAAACAAGTGGTGCTATTCGAGTAGCTATAAATAAAACGGATCCAACATTAGAATTATACACAGGCAAAATTTTATATGTTTCAAATCAAACACCTGTTACAAGAGATGATGACCAGTTAGACAGAATAAGATTTACATTAAAGTTTTAGAGGAATAAATGACAACTTTTTTTAATTACGACCCATATTTTGACGATTTTGATGAAGATAAGAACTACATGCGAGTTCTTTTTAGACCTGGATATTCTGTCCAGGCTAGAGAATTAACTCAATTACAAACCATACTTCAAAATCAAATTGAAAAATTTGGTAACCATATTTTCAAAAATGGAAGTCCAATAACTGGTGGTAAAATTTCTTTAGATGACAGAGCATTTTATTTAATTCTCAATAGTCAATATGAAAATGAAGATATTGATGTATCTTTATTTTTAGATAAAACTATTATAAGTTATAATTCTTCTAAAACAGTAAGAGCAAAAGTTATTGCTGTTGATGACACCACAACAAATCCTATTCTCATTTTAAAGTATTTAAGTGCCGATTTTTTCAATGAAGAAGATGAAATCAAAATATTTGGTCAAAATATTTTTGCTCAAGTAAAAGATACAAGTGCGGTAGGTCGTTCTTACGTTGCAAGTATACAAGACGGTGTTTACTATTTTAAAGGTAATTTTGTTAAAATAGTACCTCAGTTTTTAGTGCTTGAACTTTTTTATAAGGTAGGTTATAACGCAACAACAATTAATAAAAAACCAACTTATAAAGTAGGTATCGAATTCGAAGAAAATATTGTAGATGAGATTGACGATACCACATTATTAGATCCAGCTCAAGGTGCTTCAAATTATCAAGCACCTGGCGCAACACGTTATGAAATTGCTACTCGATTATCAAAAAGAACTTTAGACTCAGCTGACGAATCTTCATTTTTTGAAGTTATTCGCCTTGTTGATGGAGTTAAAACAAAAGAAATTGATTATCCAGTTTATAGTGAGATTGAAAAAACTCTTGCTAGAAGAACATTTGAAGAATCTGGTAATTATACTGTAGATCCATTTGTTCTTTCTTTAGAAGAAGAAGCTTATGATGCGAACAACACTTTAGATTCAAATTCATTTACGGCGGTATTAGATCCAGGTAAAGCATATGTCGGTGGTTACGAAGTTCAAACTATTGCTCCAACTAGAATTCAAATACCAAGAGCACGACAAACATCTAATGTTTCAGATTATGATTTACCAACAAACTATTCTAGTTTTGTCGTTTTAGCTAATACAACTGGAACATTAGATATTTCTTCTTTTCCTGAATTAGATATTCATTGTACTCCACATACAACAATTGATTTTAGTTCTACGAATGCTTATAATTCAACAAAAATTGGAACATTAAGAGCTAATATGATGAAGTATAATGATGCTTCTTCATCAGTTCTTGGAAGTACTCATACATTTACAGTAAATGTTTTTGATGTGTCGTCAAAACCAATTACAGGAACAGTTTTAACGGTAGGATCTACAAATACAGTTATTGAATTAGATGCTGCTACGTCAACAGGATCACAGGCAAATTGTTATGCAAATATGTACTTTAGAATTACTGATGGTGCTGGACAATTTTTAGCTCCAATTTTAATTAGAGAGTCTAATAGTATATCACAAACAGTTACATTGTCGCAAGCTTTACCTTTTATTCCTTCATCAAACACATATTCTATTGAATCAGATTTTAAAGTTGCTAGATCGATTTCGCAAAAATCAGGTTCTTCAAAAATCTTTGCAGCAGATGTTGGAAGTGATTCGAAAGATTCTACAACTGGTTTTTCTTTTATTACTGAACCAACAAAAACAAGTTTAGTATTTGATACACCATTTGAATCTATGAAATCAGGTAGTATTTCTAATTTTGATTTTTATGCTCGAAAATTATATTCTGATAATTTGTCAGACGGTACAGGTCAAATGACGATCTCAACAACAGGTACAGATACATTTGATTTTGCTGGTTCACCTGGTACATTGTCTGACAACCAAATATTAAACAACATTATTTGCTTTATCAGATACAATTCAACATCAAATTCTACTTCTGGAATAGCACCAAATACGGTCGTAAGTTTAGCTAATAACTTATTTACTGTTACAGCAATAAGTAATACTTCAATTACTGTTGATTTTGATACTGCCGGTGTTAGAGCAGATTTTATCATCACAACTAAAGTAAACAATGCAGAAAACGGTACTACAGGTGCGATTCGTGGAAAACAACTGTTACCACTTTCAAACACTTCACATGAAAAAGTACCTTACAATTTAGATACGGCTGGAGACTCATTAGATTTTGCAAATACTGGTAGTGTAATAAACATTACAGATGGTTTAGTATTTGAAGATATAGGTGCAACATTTATTAATGGCGCCAATACAATCGCACAACTTAAAACTCCTGGCACAGTTGTAAGCTTACAAGTACCTGACATTTATGAAATCGTCAGAATTACTGATTCAAAATCCACAACAACGAATGTAACAACTGCAATGTTGACAAATGATGACCATGATGTTACAAGTCACTACGAATTCGATAATGGTCAAAGAAAAACTCATTACGATCACGCAACAATAAAATTAAAAAGAGGATATAGTTCACCAACAGGTTCTTCTTTATTGATTCAATACAAATATTTAAAACATCAAGCGGCACCATCACCACAAAATGAAGGTTTATTTACTGTTGATTCTTATTTAAAAACAGGATCTAATTTTACATATAATGAAATGTCTAAGTTTTTAAGTAATGAAGATGGTAAATTAATTTCTCTACGTTCATGTTTAGATTTTAGACCTACTAGAACGATTGCTTCTAATACTTTTTTTGGTGCTGTAAATGTTGACCCAGATAGAACAGCAGAACTTTCTTTTGAATATTACCTTAGTAGAATTGACCGACTTGTTGTTAAACCGTCAAAAGAATTTTCTGTTTTGTCAGGCAAATCTGCTGTATCACCAATTCCTCCACCTGTGGATACTAATGATATGTTGATTTATACGTTAGATATTCCTCCGTATACTGAAACAGTTAAAGAAATAAAAGCAGAATTTAAAAACAATAAAAGATTTACAATGAATGATATTGGATCTTTTGAAAAGAGAATCAAAGGTCTAGAATATTATGTTGCATTAACTTCGTTAGAAAAAAATGCAGCTGACTCAAAAGTATTAGATGCTGATGGATTAGAAAGATCTAAGTACGGCATTTTAGTTGATAACTTTACTAATCGTGATGTTCAATCAACATATGGTGATGTTGGATTTGATAACAGAAACCTTATTGAAGAAGGCGAACTGAAACCTGCATCTTTAATGAGAACTTTTAAAATGAAATGGTCATCTGCCAATTCATCAGGTTCTTATGCGGCTATTGGTGTAAATGACCAAAAGTCTTTGATGTTGAATTATACAACAAGTTCTTTTGCTTCGCAACCATATGCCACCAAATTTGTACCTGTCGCAAATGCTTTATTTGCTAATTTTAAAGGTACAATGAGATTATTTCCAGAATATACAGGTGATGTAGATACTGGACATACTGCCAGAGTAACATTAAACTCTACTCAAGGTTTAGATAATGCTTTTAATTTTATTAATGAAGCATTTAAATTTATTTCTGATCAAAATCCAACATGGGTAAATGATAAAGACAATCCTTTTGCTAAAGTAGTTGATACTAAATGGTTTGAGACCGTAACAACAGTAGATAACAGTACAGTACAATTAGGTCGCAGAGAATTTGGTAATTTACAAACTACAACAGATAGAGTTTATATCTCAAAAGGTGCTGAATTAAACATGAAACAAATCAGTAGTTCAACATCGCAAGTTGATGTTGGTACTTTTGTTACTGATTTAGCAATTCAGCCATATTTAAAACCAAGAGATATTACTTTTACAGCATCTTCATTAAAACCTAATGCAAGATACTATGCATTTTTTGATGGTGTTAATATCGACCAATACGTTGTAGTACCATCAAAAATTAAAGTTCTTTCAGGTGTTAATTCAAATTCCGTATTCATTTCTGGTGAATTAGCTATTATTGCTAATAATGGTACAGAGTTAAACAGTTTTATAGCGTCTTATCAAAGTGGTGGTACATCATATAGAATGGTTGTTGTTACGAATAGTGAAAGAGGTTCATCAAATGTTAGTGTTGTAAACGAAACAGGATTAGCTTTAACAGGCAGTAAAGTTATTTGGGGTGTAGACAGCAAATCAGTATATGGTATTGATTCTGTATTAGAACATAAATCAGGATTAACTAGAGGTATAACTTCTAGTACAATAACTTTGGCACCAGATGCACCTTCTGTAAATATTGCTGGAAATACAATAACATTTGTTCATAGATCTGGAAGTTCTGATGGTTATGGAGCTGTTTATAATGTTATTGCTTATAACACTTCTACAAAAGTGGCAACAATTCAAGAAACAACATCTTCTGTTGAACAATCTTCTACTTGGGTTTACAGTATCGGTGTTAATAGAGCAAATAAGTTAGGACAAGTTTCGGGAGTATTTTATCCTCCTGCAGCTACATTTAGAAACGGTGAAAGAGTTTTACGTTTAACAGAATCATTTAATAACACTTATGATGAAGATGCAATTTCGTTTGCTGAAAAATCATATGTTTCTTCTGGCATAAAAGTAAATAAAACTAATCTTGTAAATACAGTTTATAATGTTGATGTTGGTGTTAAATTTGTCGGAAATGCATCTTCACCATTATTGCAATCTACAGCTGTTAGGCAAGAAATTACTTCAACGTGGCGTGTTGATCCAATGGCTCAAACATTCTTCATTGATCCTGAAGTTTATCCAAATGGTTTATTTGTTGAGAATGTTAAATTATTTTTTGCAAACAAAGATGAGGACAATATTCCTGTAAGTGTTCAAATAAGACCTACGGTTAATGGATTACCATCTTCTGACTTTATTTACCCAGAGTCTATTGTTACAAAATATCCATTTGAAGTAAATACAACTACAAGTCCAAATTTCAATTCATCTTCAAATTATACTAAATTTACTTTTGCATCTCCTGTTTTCTTAAAGGCAGGTTTATATGCTCTTGTTGTTTTAACAGACAGTCCTTCTTACTCACTTTGGGTTGCTGAAAAAGGAGCCACCACGACAGGTAACCAATATGTGTCCGTAAATCCATATGTTGGTACATTGTATAAATCTCAAAATGCAATGGAATATGTACCTTACTTAAATGAAGATTTGATGTTTGATATGGATCGTTGCATATTCTCAAGTTCACCTGCAACATTTATTTTAGAAAATGAAAGACAGAGTGCAAAATATAATATTGATAAATTCAGATTAATAACTAGACAATTAGAAACTCAATCTGATACACCATTTACAATTGATTATAAGTTTAAATCAAAAATGGCAGGTGGTGCAAAAGAAACTGCTTATAGAGATCTAATCCCATTCGTCACATATTCTATGGGTGATGATGATTTATATACTGTAGGCAATAGAAGAAAAGATATAGAAAATCAAGGAGATTTTTCAGTATCTTTAACTATCTCAACAACAGACAATGCTGTTTCACCACTCGTTTCACTTGAAAGCATTTTTCTAAATGCTTGGGAAAACTTTGTTGATAATGCTGAAATTACTGTAGATGATTTTAATATTATTACACCAGGAGGTGGTTATTCTAACAGTAATGTCGTGACAATTACTTCAAATACTGGAACAGGAGCTCTTGTTTACTTAGTAACAAACGGTGCTCAAGGTAATGTTATTGGATTAAATGTTGCTTCTTCTGGTTCTGGTTATTATGATGATTTTTCTATATCTGTACCCGGAACAGGATTTGGCACAATTACTTCAAATGCTGAAATTGTTCTTAATTCTGAATACGACAGTAGTGGTGGCCCATGTTTAGCAAGGTATATTACTAAACCAATTACTTTGGCAGATGGATTTGATGCTGGTGATTTGCGAGTATTTTTATCTGCAAATCGAAGAGGTGTTTCTGATATCCATGTATATTATAAAATACTTTCTGGATCTGATTCCACAACATTTAAAGACCGTCCATATCAAAAGATGGAATGTTTTAACCCATCTACAACCGCATCTCTAACAGAAGATGATTTTAGAGAGTTTGAATATAGGCCGTCATTAACTTCTGATTCGGTAACATATACTTCAACAAATGGTGGTACATTTGATTCGTTTAAAACATTTGCTATTAAAATTGTTTTAACAACAAGTGATCCATCAATTGTTCCAAAAGTAAAAGATTTTCGTGTAATTGCTTTACCATCAGGTTAATATGAAAATACCTGTAAAAGGAACAAACTTTGTTAAAGACACATCAAGTGGTGCTCTTTTAACGGTGAATCGTGGAGTTTTGTTAGAAAATGAAGCCAGATTACGTTTGAAATCAAAATTAAATTCAAAAAATGATGAAATAAATAATTTAAAAATTCAAGTGGATTCTTTAAATAAAGATATTGGTGAAATAAAAAATATGTTACAACAGTTAATTAAGAGAGATTAAAGTACCAAATGACTATTCCTATCATAACAAGAACGAATACCATTGATGAATGGCGAATTCAAACAAATTTGTCAGCTATAGAATTAAATAATTTAAAAGCTAACAATTATACAAAATCAAATGGTACTTTAGAATTAGCTAACAACTCTGTACTTTTAATAAGTGCAAACGGTACCGCACTCCAAGTTTCAAATAGTGCTTTTATCGGTAGAAATTTAGCAGTAACAAATAACGTTTCTGTTGGTGCAGTTGGTTCTGGTGTTGGTAATGTCTCTATAGGTAACTCTGTTTTGATTGCTGGACCCGGAGAAGCAGTTAACGTTTCAAATAGTGTTTATGTTGGTGGCAATAGCAATGTTAGAGGCAACGTGTATGCGAACAATGCAGTTGTCAATAATTCTGTTTATGTTGGTGGTACTGCAAACATTGCTGGTATTGTTACACTATCAGGAACAGGTAAAGTATTGGAAGCAAATACTGGAACTGTATATGTTAATAATGCATATCTAACTACTGCAACACTAGATCAAGCAAACGTTGAATTGATCTATGCTCTTGAAGCTAAAATTGACAACCTTTCTGATATTGCTTCTGCTGTAATTGGTATTTTGCGTGTAACAACAGGTAATATTTATTATCTAACATCGAACACTTTATATGCTAATACTGGAACGATCAGAGATTTTGTTGCAAACAGCACAGGTAATGTAGTAACACTTATATCAAATGTTGCAACAATTAATACCGCAACTATTGGTAACTTAAACGCAACAAATGGTACGATTATCAATGGTAATGTAGTAACACTTATATCAAACAATGCTACTTTAAATACATCTACTTTAGTTAATATAACAGTAACTAACGCTGCAATTGCAAATGCCGTTATTTCTTCGGCTGCAATTACGACTGGTCAAATTACAAATGGTACAATTACAAATGGTACTATCATTAATGGTAATATAGTTACTTTAATTTCAAATAGTGCAACACTTAATAATTCTACATTGTTAAGTTCAAATGTTGTTTCTGCAAATATTATAAATGCTAATGTTTCTGGTAATGTAAACTTTACCAATGGATCAACATTAAGATTTAATTCTGGATCAGCAAATGATGCTCTTGTTGTAGATTCAGGTATAACTTCTTTACAGACTGTCGTTGTTGAAGGAAACTTAACTGTTGCAGGATCATTTACTCAAACAGGTAATATTAATTTTGAAACAGATAGATTCATTTTCAATGCAAATACACCTGATAATAAAGATGCTCTTATAATAAACCGTAGAGTTGCTGGAAATAATGCTCAAATTATTTGGAATGAAACAAATGATCGTTGGGAAGTTTCAACAGGTAATACTTGGACAACAACTTATAAGATTTTAGATGGCGCAGACATTTATACAGGTGTTGATTCTGATAGTACAACACTTGTAGCTTCTGCGAGTGCTGTTAAATTTGCATATCAAGCTGGTGGTGTTGTAGCCGGTGGCTATGCTAATGCAGCTTATAGACATGCCAATTCTGCATTTGTAAGTCAAAATACAACAGGTGTTTATGCCAATACTGGATATGCTCATGCAAATTCAGCACATGATGTGGCAAATTCTGCTTTTAGTGGAGTAAGTGGTACACATGCAAATGCGGCCTACAGACATGCAAATTCATCTTATGCACATGCAAATACGGCTAATGTATCTGCTCAAGCTGCCTTTGATGCGGCTAACAATGCTTTTGCAGCTGGTGGTCAATTTGCTTATAGACATGCTAATTCAGCACACGATATTGCAAACTCAGCTTTTGCTGGAACAACAGGTACTCATGCCAACTCAGCATATTTTACTGCAAATACCGCTTTAACAAATGCTGAAATTGCTGACCAAAAAGCTGTAGCAGCTAATACTAGAGCCGCTTTAGCTAACGTTCATGCAAATGCCGCATATAATTTTTCAAACACAATAAACAACTTTGCTTTTCATGCTTATACTCATGCTAATGCAGCGTTTGCTCGAGCAAATACAGGAATTACATCTACTGGAGGTACTATAACAGGTGATTTAACAGTTAATGGAACATTGAATGCTACTGGAGCTTCAATTTTTGCAAATGATATGAAAATTGCAGATGGAATTATAACACTTAATTCTGACATATTACAAACTGCATCACCAATTGAAAATGCTGGATTAGAAATAGATCGAGGCGCTTCACCTAATGTATTCTTTTTATGGGATGAAACTTCCGATAGGTGGAGATTTACAAATGATGGTACAAATTATCAAGACGTTGCAGGTCAAACAACAATTAATTCATCTTTAGCCGCATATGTACCTTTAGCAGGTGGAACCATGACTGGTTTCTTGACTCTGAGTGCAAGTCCATCAAGTGCGATGCATGCTGCTACAAAAGCTTATGTTGATGCTACAATAGGATCAGCAGACCTAACAAATTTAAATGCTTCAAATTTAACAAGTGGTACTGTTCCAGTTGCTCGCTTGAGTGGATTATATAATATCAATGTTAATGGTAATGCTAACTATGCAACAACAGCTGGATCTGCCACAAGTGCAACGACCGCTAGCACCGCTTCCAGTTTAAATGGTGGTAATATTCAAAACTGTACTGGTTTCGCACAAAGTAGTGGAGCATTTTCAATGACCGGAAGTTCTTTCGGTGTAAATCCCTATGCACAATTTTATGGAGGCATAAGATCTTTTGCTGATATAAATGCATCTGGAGCAAATATAACAGCAAGTACTTTTTATGGTAATTTAAGTGGAACAGCAACACGAGCTCTTTATGGTGACTTGGCAGAAAAGTATCTAGCTGACGGCGAATACGATGAAGGTACCGTAATGGCCATAGGCGGCGAAAAAGAAATAACAGCAGCAACAATTGCCAACTTTAGAGCTCTAGGTGTAGTATCATTGAGACCTGCACACTTAATGAATGCTGATTTGGAAAACGGAACAATTGTTGCTTTAAAAGGTAGAGTTCCTGTAAAAGTTATAGGCAAAGTAATCAAAGGTCAACCTTTAGGATTAAGTAACATAGCAGGAGTAGCAAGTGTTAATGAAATGAATTACTTTGCATTATCTCTGATAGATAAGAACGATGATGGTGAAGGTATAGTCGAAGCAGTTATTTTATAATCTAGGAAAAAAATAAATTATGAATCAGCCTTTAAATTTTTATGCAAAAAAATCTATGAAAGGAAATCCTCATGTTTTTGATGATTACTTTCAATTGAGTGCTTTAACAATTACTGTAACGAGCGCATGTAATTTACATTGCGATTATTGTTTTGAAGAACATGAAAGTAGGTTAATAAAACCCGATGAAGTAGTTGACATTATTGATGTTGCATATAAGAATTTTAGAAAAAATAATCCTACTGGTTCAATGCCATTATCTTTTTTTGGTGGTGAACCTTTTATCGCATGGAAAACTATTCAAAGATGTATTGAACACGCTAAAGAAAAAGGTTATGATCTTTCTGTTGGCATAACAACAAACTTAACTTTGTTGACTGATGAACAAATGGAGTTCATTGATGAGAATGATATTGGTTTGTTAGTTTCAATAGACGGCACCAAAGAAGTTCATGATAGATTACGTGATAATTCTTATGATGTTGTTTCTAAAAATGTCAAAAAACTAATAGACAATGGCATGAAAAGGTTAATAGAAGCTCGGATGACAGTTCCGCCAGGTGAATTTCATAATCTTTTAGCTGGAGTTCAAAACATTTTTTCTTTAGGTGTTGATAACATTGCTCCTGTTCCTGTTACCGATCAAGTTTGGACTAAAGATCAAGTTAAATTATTAGAAAATGAACTTGATAAATTGTATGAATGGACAATTTCAATATACGAAGATCCAAACAATAAAAGAAACATTAGTGTGAAAATGATTGATGATTATTTGTTTCAATGCATACATGACGAATTTGATATGAAAGGTACACCTTGTAGTTTTGGAAGTAATAAATGGCTGAGTATAGGTCCTAGTGGTGAAATGTATCCATGTCACCAAATACATACACGAAAAGATCAACAAGAATTGTTTTACATGGGAAATATTTTAAAAGGTGAAATACTTCCACATAGAATTTTAGGTCAGGTTTTGCCACATTCATGGAAAAAAGCTGACGATCCAGAATATACATGCGACACATGTGAGGCATATAATATTTGTAGAGGTTCTTGCCCAAGTGAAAACTATGATTTAAATAAAGATTATTTAAAAACTCCAGATGAATGGTGTGATTGGGTTAGAATGTCAAAACGAATCACGAAAAAATACCAGAATCAACTTTTAAATAGTAAAAATTTGAGAAATAAAAGATTAAATTCTATAAAACTAAATTTAGAGATTATGGAAATGATTGATAGGGTGAGAGAATATAATGTATACTCCCGAGAATTTCCTCTTGTTGTTCTTGATTTATATGAAAAAGTTTTAAGTTGTGAACATAATTTGTTACCTGGTTTTTCTGACTTATCAAAAAATAAATTAGCAAAATTTAGAGAACAACTAACACAAATTAGAGATGAATTAATTAAAAAAGAATCAATGCAAAAGGAAACAGTTTAATGGGTACCTCTGTACATCAATCACAAAATACGATCATCGAAAACGATGATTATAATCCAAATACTGAAAATGATGCTTGGAATATTCGAAGAAGATATGTTGGATTAGCTGCCATTTGGAGTAATCCAAACGCTGGAGATACTGGTTGTGCTAGAACGCAAACATATAGTACGTCCATAAGAGTTAGAAAATTTTCAGATGCTGGAAGACCTTATAGTGATGGTACTATTCTTGGTCTTACTGTAAGACAGCCTGTAGACAATCAAGAAATTTTAGCTACAGATTTAGATAATGCAAGACGAATTATCAATGAAGGTGTTGCAGCTGTAAATCAATCTTTTTTAAATTCAACAACTGGATTTATTAATCCAGCTTCTGGGTATGCAAGTCGAGATCAAGAAATTTTAGCTTCACACATCAATAATTTAATTAATACTATTATAATCACAGAAACTAAGTTAGACATATACAATTCATATTATGATGGAGCTGACTTATGTCAAAGAAGTTGCCAAATACAATGTCAGACAGCATGCCAAACAAGTTGTCAAGGATGTAATACTTCACAATGCCACAATCAAAAATGTGGAGTGCATTGATATGTTTGATGTAATTTCCAAAGTAACATTAAAACTCAGCACATATTGTAATTTAGCTTGTGAGTATTGTCATCAAATGACTGATGATAAAAAACATCATGTTACTTTTGAAAAATATAAAGAAATGTATGACTTTTTACTAAAGACAAATTTGTCTGATGTTGTTGAAGTAACTTTAACTGGTGGAGAAATTTCCCTTTTAGAAGAAGAATATGAAACAGCTGTAAAATGGTTCAGAAAGATTGAAAGACAGAGAGATGTAAAGTTTACTTTTGCTGTTGTTTCAAATGGTACAAATATAAAACAATTATTTAAATTAATAAAACAAGGTGATTTAAATCCTAAAAGAACAACAATTAGTTGGGATGGATTATACACCATGTCAAAGAGTCGTAAAAGTAAATTTGAAAAATTCAATGATGATTTCTTTAAAAATGTTGTTACTGAAATTGGCCAAAGTCCATGGGCAAAGCAATTAAACATTACACATGCAATAACACCTACTACCATCCCTTATTTACACGATAGTTTAGTTTTTGCTTTAGATGCTGGTGTAAAAAATTTTGGTTTTTATTATATACATGAAGCCGATTATAGCGACAAAGAATTTTTAAAAATTTATGATGAACAAGTTACAAAATTAGGTGAAGAATTTGTAAAACGATATGAAGATTTGTCAACAAGATTTGTTTATTATAATTGGCAATTATTATATGCTAAAGAAAATTTGCCAACAGATAACAAAGAATTAATGAGAGCCACAACTCTTTGTCACAAATTAGGAAGAACGGTGCATTTTGACCCATTAGGTGACATTTATGGTTGTATTTATTTTGGAGACCATAGAGCTCTAAAACTAGGTGATTTGGAAAATGGTAATATAGATAAAACGAAATATCAAAAATTTAGTGATCAATACTTCGAAATGCCAGGTTGCAAATTAGATAGTTGTGGCAATTCACATTGTTTTGAATGTCCAGCAAGTAACTATGTACATAAAGGAAAAATGGCGAATAGATTTAGTAACACATGCGAAATGTTATCTATTGAAAAAAGAATTTACTATGATTTAAAACCTAAACTTAAAATAGATGAATTTGATAAAGCTTTTTATTGGATGGAAGAAGATCATTTAGAACAAAAAAACTATGATGATAAGTATGAAACATATTTAAATGATATAGTAGGTATACCTTTAACTGAGGAAGCTTATGTTGAAGATGATGAGTACTCAAATAGATTAAGTCCAACGTATAAAAATGTTGTTACTTGGATGAAAAAAACTCCTAAGAAAAAAGAATTTACTCTAAATTTAGAAACCATATGAAAAAGAAGTTTTCAAAAATAGGTTCTAATATCAATCATGTTTATCTTATGATGACAGAGGCTTGTCCTTTAGATTGTGAATACTGTTACATAAAAGATAGAAAAACAAAAAACAATGTAAGTGATGAAGATATTGATACTTTAATAAATGCTTTTGAGTATCATACTCCTAGAATAATTTATTTTGGTGGAGAACCTTTACTCGAAGTTGAACATATAAAAAGAGTTACTGAAAGATGGAAACATAGGTGTCAGTTTCAAGTTATAACTTCTGGATTAGTAAACTTCGATAAATTTGTTGATGAAGTTTATTTACCTAATAAAGAAAAATTTGATATTCAAATATCTTGGGATGGTTTCGAAAATGACAACCGAGTTTTAAGAAATGGTAAAAATAAACAAGATAGAGTTATGGCCACCATATTAAGTACCTTAGAAATGGGTATACCTCTACAAGTAAGAAGTGTTATAAATGACGAAAATGTTGATAATCTCGTTAAGATTTATGAGACCTATAGATATTTAAAACTTCAGTATCCACATTTGACGGGTGATATAACTATTGCTCATCAAAAACATTTCAAAGATGATTTTCCAGAAAAGTTTAGGCAACAATTTAAAACAACACTTGAAATAATTGAAGATGATATTAATAATGGTATAGAGCCTTATTTTCCATTAGAGTACATGAAAAAAATGACTAGTGCGTTAAATGGAAGACATGTTAGTTCGTGTGATGCTGGAAATTATTTGGTTTTAAAACCAAGTGGCGCACTATATCCTTGTACAATATTAAGTCAACAAAATGATGATGTTGATTTTATCATGGGTCATATTTCTGATAGAGACTTAGATTATGATATGATGGATAAAATGCGAAAGCCAAGTGAAGCTGAAATTTGCAAAACTTGTGGAGTTAGATCTGTATGTGATGGTGGTTGTCGATATGAAAGAGTTGCAAATTATGGTAAAGATTGGATGGGAAAAGTTTGTGGTTTTACCTGTGGTGTTTCTGAAGCCTGGTTTCATGAAACAAAAAATTGGGTTTTAAACATGAATGAAAATGTTTATGAAAAAGTAATTCAGAGATTGGTATTATTTAATAATTGGGTTATTCATTATGATACTGGTCACCATGACGAAGCAAAAAAACACCAGACTTTTGATAGAGAACAATTGAAATTAGGTAAAAGATTAGATTTTTATAATTTTTATAAAGACACTACTGAGAAAAAGATTATACCTATTTTGCCATTGAGTAAAGAAAAAAATGTCTTTGTCACCTAATTTTAAAAAATCTGTTGATGGTATCGCTAAAGTAGGTAGACAAAATAAAAGATTTGAAATATTTTTAAATCTTACCTATAAATGCCCTTTGAGATGTACTTATTGTTATGTGGATTACAATAGGGCTCCTCCAATGACACAAGAGCAGGTTGATTATGTCATTGAAAAACTTCTCATTGAACCTAAAAAAACTGATATAAAGCTTGTCACCTTTTTTGGAGGTGAACCTGCTTTAGAGATGGACATCATAGAAAATACCTTAGACAAATATTCTCATGTTGAGAAAATAAAAAATGTTCATTTTGGAATCATAACAAGTTTTTCTGTCAATCAAGATAGACTTTTAAAGTTACAAAAAAAATATCCAAAATTAGAAATAGCTATAAGTTTTGATGTTGATATGAAAGAAAGAGTCTTTATCAATAAAAAACAATTTGATTTATTAGGTGTGGCTAAGAAAAAATTTGATATTGATTTAGAAAAGATGAAAGAAAATAAAAATAATATTTTCTTTAATAAAGTTATTACAGGGCAAGAAACAGATTTATTTGGTGATTTGAAATGGCTTCACGATACTTATAGGGACTATAAATTATTTTATAGTTTATCGTTTACGAAAACGCCTAAGTTTCCTTTTCATCCAGAAGGAAGAATAGAGGAAGGTTGGTATAAATATTTAAACTATATTTTTTCTAAGTATTTAACTAATGAAGTAGTATTTTTACCTATGTTAGTTTTACAATACTTAGATCGTTATTGGAAACAAAAAAAGAACACAGCCACTTCTGGTTGTGGTTTGGGTGGTGAATATTTTATTGATAGTAATGGGACAGTTAGTCCATGCAGTATAAGTCATCATAGAACAGATTTAATGCTTTATCATGAAGGAAAGTTTCTCGACAATAATGAACACTTTCAAGAATTAGAAGATAGTTATTGGAACAATCCTACATGTCAGAAGTGTGAATATAAAGGTTTTTGTCCTGGCGGTTGCATGGTTTTTAGGTATACTGAAAATAACGATTACAATATACCAAATGAGGGCCAATGTATTTTGATGGAAGAAATTTTTAAGGCCTATGACAGATTTTTAAATGAACGTACAGAAAAAGAAATAACTGAGTTAACTTTTATTCTAGCAAAAGATTTACAGAAATATCATTCGTATTGTCATCATGATGATGAACATATAGATTTACAAGCAATTTATAACTAAGTGAGAACATTATGCACATTTTTTTACCTGAATTAATATACAATGAAATAAAAGAAAATGATAAATTTAAATCTATTTACAATTCTTTAAATGATTTTTTTGATACAAAAACTAAGTGTTTAATTGATTACAATAATGAAATCAATAATGATGATTATTATAAAGATTTGAATGATTTTTTAAAGAAAAATTTATCAGAAAAAAATAATAAAATATGGAATTGTTTTAAAGTCTGTGTAGATTTTGATGAAAAAGATAGTAATAAAGATTGGGAAAAAATTAGAGAAGTAATTGATTCGTGCAAAAAAGACGATGATTTAGAAGTAAAATTGTATGCGTACTATATGGAAATGGCAAATACTGCTGATCATGAATCTGAAAAATGGATAGAAAATGTTGAAGAATCTTTAAAATTGTTCGATCAAAATAAAGATAAAGTTTTTGATACAAGATTGTATACAAAATTTTATTGGGATGTACACGAAAAAAATAATTTTTATTTAAAAAATAAAAAAGAAAAAGATTTAATTGATGAATTTAAAAATTATCAAAAATTAGATTTAGAAACTAAAGATTTTATATTTTCAAAACATAATGATACATACACTAAAGATATAATTAACCATAAAACAATATATACTGCAATTCAATTCTGGCATGCAAATTTAAATTCGGCGGAAAACGATCAAAAAAGTGCTGAATATGTTCTAAAAAAATTAGATGATAAAATTGCAAATTTAGATTTCAAATATAATTCTTTTAACATGCATTTAATGGAATGGCTATGGTTAAATTTTAAATGGCATTTAGATAGAGATAATATTCTAGCGGTTGATGTGGTAGAAATTATGATACAAATTGTTGAAGAAACATTAAAAAATAAAAATTACATGATAAGATCTTTACGTCATCATAATTTTAATTATATTTCTAATTTTTTAATTTTAATGCAAAATTTAAATGAAGTTGAAAAAATCTTTGAAAAAGTGTTAGTAAACTATGAAAGAAAATTAAACAAATTAAATTGGACAGAAAAAGAATATAAAGTTATTATTGATAATGATCTATCAATTACTAATAACTGGTGGAACGAAAGAAGTAGAACACTCAACAATTACAAAGAAAATATGATTTCTTCTATAAAAAATAAATTTTTAGGATAAAAAATGTTAGTTTGGCTACCAGAAAATATCTATCAATTAGTAAAAAATAATTCTGAATATATTTCAATAATTGAAGAATTAGAAAAAGTTTCTTTTGACGGAGAACTTTCTTCTACTGTACCTGAAAATACTCCAGAAACATGGCCTATCTATAGAAAATTATATTCATTTTTAAATTCTGTTGAGAAAAATGAGTACGAACAGATTACTTGGGAGTTGAATAAAATTCTATTTGATAAGTTGTTTCTCGAAATAGATAATGAAAATTTTTCATATACAGACAAATTATTATCTTTAAAAGATACCTTAGTAAACATAAAAAATAAAATAGATTCTTTAGATGATTCTGTTATAAAAAACCTTCTAAAAATTAATTTTTTACAATATGAAATTTTAGCTTTGTCTGAAAATAATAGTTTTTTTTCTGCTGATTTGATTGCAAAAAGGCAAGAATTGTTATCAACATTTGATTCGATTAAAAAAGAAAATGTGACTTATGATTCTGTAATAGATTATTTTGAAAATTATTTTAATCTATACATGGTAAATTTAATAAAAAATGAAAGTTTGGTGGTAAAATCTTTTAATGATTTACAATTAAATTTTAATAAATTTAGAATGGATCTTGATTTAAAAATTGATGAAGTAAAAAATTCATCAATTGAACACAACTACTTTAAACTTTTTGATGTTCTAAATTATTTAAAATTGTACTTTATAAACTTTTATTATGAAAGTTTTATACCAATGGTTAATTTAACTGATGATGAAAAATTGATAATTGACAAAAATATTGTAAAATATGCAAAGAGTGTAGATTTTAAATACAAAAATTTCAATATTATTACCTTACATTTTTATTGGATAAGAATGAAAATGTTTTTTTCATTTAAAGACTATGATCAGTTTTTAAAAGTTTTTAATGAAATGTGTCTATATTTAAAGTTAAATTTAGATAATAATAAAAAAGATGTGATTAAATCTATAATTTTTCATACGCAATCTGACCACATAGATTTTTTAATTTTGATCAAAGTTTTATTAGAATTAGATGAGGAAATGAGTAAATTTTTTAAACAAGAAAAACAATTAGAAAATTTAAATTTATCTGAAAAAGATATTACTTTGATAAATGCAAATAATGATAACTATAAAAATTCATCTTACTTTTTTGATATTAATTTCATAAAGAATAGGTTCTATGGATAATTCTCAAATTACGATAACAGATAATGCTGCCTTTAAAATTGCAGAAATTATAAAAGATTCTGAAGCTGAAGGTCAATTTATTAGAACTTTTGTTCAAGGAGGCGGTTGTTCTGGTTTTCAGTATGGTTTTACTTTTGAAAATGAAATAAATGATGATGATTTTGTGGTTGAAAAAAATGACATAAAATTACTCGTTGATAGTATGAGTATGACATATTTAACTGGTGCAAAAATAGATTACAAAGAAGATTTAAATGGATCACAATTTGTCATTGAAAATCCTAACGCTCAGTCCACATGCGGTTGTGGGAGTAGTTTCTCAGTTTAAATTGCCAGTTTGACTAAATAGACGATAAATGTCTTTTAGGAGTCTCAATTGGCCGAATTTGTCGAACTAACCCTCGAACAGGGTGCAACTTTCAATACAGTAATTAATGTAAATGATGGTACCGGCTCTCCTCAAAATCTAGTTGGATACACGGCACGCTCAATGATGCGCCGGTCCTACTATACTTCCTCATCCAAAGAATTTCAAGTTTCTGTTTCAACACCAGCCTTAGGTGAAATAACCATGTCTATGTCTGCGGCCAATACTGCAAATTTGACTCCAGGAAGATATGTTTATGATGTGGAGATAGATGATGGTGCAGGTGAAGTTACAAGAATTTTTGAAGGTATTATTACCGTTTTGCCTAACGTAACGAGATAAAAATGGCTATCACAGTACAAGTAAAACCTAGAAAAACTACTATATCTTCTGTAACTGTTGCAAGAACAGCTAACCTCAATCTTGCACAAATTAATAATGTTGATATTATTACGCCTGCAAATAATCAAGTTTTGATGTATGAGACTGGTACTGAACGTTGGGTAAATAAAGAAATTCCAACAATTAGTGGCGGTACATTCTAATGACAATAATTCAGATAAAGTATTCAACAGCGAATACTGAACCAGCTAATGGACAACTATCTGCTGGAGAATTAGCTTACTCTGAAGTATCTAAAAAATTATTTATTGGTAATGATTTTGGTACTGCCAATGTTATTGGTGGCCAAAAATATATTGACCTTCTTGAATCAAATACTTCTTTTGCATCACCTGGTGCAATTGTAATTCGTGATTCTCAAGGTTCTTTTTTTGGAAATGTAATTACAGCCAATTCTTTTGTTGGTAATCTTGCTGGAAATTTAGATGGTAATGCTGCAACAGCTTCACGACTAGCAAATAACTTTACAATTACATTGACTGGTAATGCAAACGGTAATGTAAGTCTCGATGGTTCTTCAAATGTAACTTTAAATGTTACACTTGTAAATACATCGGTTACAAGTGGTTCATACGGCAATACAAGATTTATTCCTACATTTACTGTTGGATCAGATGGTCGTATTACAGGCGTAACAAATGTCGCTATAGACTTTCCAGATTCAGCCGACTTTTCTCAAGATTCTTATAATCAAGCAAACTCTGCATATGCACATGCTAATGCAGCTTATCAAACTGCTAACACAGCAATTTACTCTAATGCACATTCTAATGCATCATTTAATGTAGCAAATTTAGCTTTAACTACTGCAAATTCAGCATCTTCATATGCAAATAGTGGTTTTGCGGTAGCTAATGTTGCAAATATTAACGCAATTTCGGCATCATCTTATGCCAATTCAGCATATCAAACAGCCAATTCTGCAAGTTCGTATGCAAATAGTGCCTTTATGGCCGCAAATACAGGATTATTATCATTCAATACTGCAAATGCGGCTTTTAATACTGCAAATACAGCATTAACTACTTCTATTAATACTGCTTTATTGTTAGTAGAAATATTTGCTAATGTCACTTCGACCGAAGAATCTATTGCAACAGCTGGCAGATATGCTAATTCAGCTTATCGACATGCAAATGCTTCATTTAATACGGCAAATACTAAGTTTAATACTTCTGGTGGTACAATTTCAGGTGATGTTAATGTTACTGGTAATCTTACAGTTACAGGAAATGTAACTTATGTAGCAACAAATCAATTGAATTTAGGTGATGCAGTTATAACTTTAAATGCAGATTTAGGACAAGCTGCTTTACCAACAGAAGATGCTGGTATAGAAATAGAACGTGGTAGGTATCAAAATTCTTCCATACTTTGGAACGAAACTTTAGACCGGTGGCAGTTTACTGATAATGTTTCAACAAGTAACATAGGTTCGGCTGCGGCTGAAGTCTATGCTAATGCGGCTTATGATGCCGCCAATGCTGCATATGCTTTTGCTGGTCAAGCGACTATTGCTGTTTCAGGTTCAGCTTTAGCTGCTAACGCTGCGGGGTCATATGCTAATGCGGCATTTTTAAGAGCCAACGCTGCATTTAGTGGTACAACTGGAACACATTCTAATTCTGCATATGCTCATGCTAATGCAGCTTTTGCGGCGGCAAATTCTGCAACACCTCAAGCCGTTCAATCAGCTTTTGATAAAGCCAATTCTGCTTTTGATGCTGCAAATAATGCTTTTATTGCAGGTGGTCAAATTGCAGGATCATATGCTAACTCAGCATACATTCAAGCCAATGCTGCTTTTAATCGTGCTAATTCTGCCAATAACTTAGTATTAGAAACCAGAACACATGCTAATTCTGCATTTAGTGAAGCAAATAATGCTACGTTGATTGGTCTTGCTGCTTTTGCTCTTGCAAATAGTATTCAGTTTTCTCAAGGTACTGAAATTGCAACATATGCTTGGGTCAATAGTAATGCAGCTTATAATCATGCAAACGGAGCTTTTGTACAAGCTAATACCGCTAATGTACAATCTGTAGTATCGGGAATATATGCTAATGCCGCATTTGCTTTAGCTAATACAAAGTTTAATAACTCTGGTGGTACGATCTCTGGTGATGTGGTTGTTTCAGGTAATTTACGTGTAGATGGAGATAGAGCACAATTTTTCGTTTCTTCTATTTCCATTGAAGATAACTTAATTGATATTGCAACAGATCAAACTGGCGCACCATCATTAAATTCAGGCATTCGAGTTATTCGTGGTGATGAATCGCCAGTTTTATTACGTTGGAATGAATCCAACGATTATTGGCAGTTTACAAATGATGGTATATCATATTCAAATATAGGTTCTTATGCAGCCGAATCGTATGCCAACTCTGCATTTGGTGTTGCAAATACCGCCAATGCACATTCAATCTCTGCATTTAGTTTAGCAAATACAGTAAATGCAATCGCACAGGCCGCATATGATACTGCTAACAACGCTGGTAGTAGTGCAATCTTACAAGCAGCTTTTAATACTGCTAACTCTGCTGGTTCATATGCAAATGGAGCTTTTGGTGCCGCAAATTCTGCTGGATCATTTGCAAACTCCGCACTAGGTGCCGCAACTACCGCAGATCAACGTGCTGTAACTGCTGGTGTATTTGCTAATGCTGCATTTGAAATTGCTAATGTTTCAAACGAAAAAGCTGCATCAGGTTATAGACACGCAAACGCATCTTTCAATTGGGCAAATTCTGCTTACAATGCAGCCAATTCTAAACTTGATTTAAGTGGTGGTACTCTGACAGGACCATTGACTGTACAGGGTGGTGTGACCATCGTTGGTGGTTTACTGTATGCAAATTCAAGTACTGTAATTCTTGCAGACAATATCATAACTCTTAACGCTGCAATTGATCAGGCATCAGCACCTGCATTTAATGCTGGTATTGAAGTTGATCGTGGTACTTCAGATAATGTTGCTTTTATTTGGAATGAATCTGATGATCATTGGCAGTTTACAAATGATGGTACAAATTATATAAATGTCGCTTCTGAGGCTGCTGAATTCTATGCTAACTCTGCATTTTCAAAAGGAAATGCTGCAGCTTCACACGCAACATCCGCATACGATCAGGCAAACTTATCAACAACCATAGTTCAATCGGCTTTCAATAAAGCAAACACAGGTAATATAACCGCTCAAGCTGCTTTCGATAGAGCAAATTCTGCATATGATTTGGCAAATGGAAAAAGTACCTTCTACTTCAGTTCATTCCCACCAGGTAGTGCCAATGAAGGTGACCGTTGGATTGATGCTGATTTAGGACAAGAATTTATCTATGTGAACGATGGTGATTCTCTGCAATGGATTGAACTATCAGCCTTTGTTGATCAGAATTTAGTAGATGATAACATTTACTATGTTTTAGGAAGTGATGATGCTGGTAGTGATTTGAATACCGTACAAAGTATTTTCGGTGTTGCTGTCAATCTGGCTGCTAATACGGTATATGAATTTGAAGCATCATTCGCACTAAAGAAAACTGGTGGTACTAATTCACACAGTTTAGGTCTTGGTTTTGCAGGTTCTATTGGTGTAAATCATATACTATATCATGTAACTCATACAAGTTCTGCATTGAATAGTCCATCAACACCAACCTTAATTATGATAAATACCGTATCAAACACGACAGTTTCATCGAATACCAATGTGGATAACCACAATGTGTTCTTGAAAGGAATGATTTCTGTTGGATCCGCAGGTAGTTTTGTGCCGCAATATAGATTATCGGATGCACCTGGCGCCGCATTTAGCACTTTGGCTGGATCATATTTTAAAATGGAACCAGTAGGTTCATCTAATACAAACATAAACGTAGGATCTTGGTCTTAAAATAACGAGAGAAAAATATGCCAACAATTAATTTTCCAACCGGTCCAACCCTAAATGACGAATATTCCTTCGGTGGTAAAACGTGGAAGTATAACGGTACTGCATGGGAATTAATTTCTACCGGTGTAACCTCAACAATACGACTACATGCAAATGCAGCCTTTGAAGCGGCCAATACCGCAGATCAAAAAGGAGTAAGTGCAGGTAGTTACGCAAATAGTGCCTTTACTAAGGCCAATAGTGCAACTACTTTAGCGCAAGCTGCGTTTGATGCAGCTAACGTTGGTGCGAGTGTCGTTGCAGCTGCGGCTTTTAATGCGGCAAATTTAGCTTCTTCTAATGCGGCTAGTGCTAGTTCATATGCAAATAGTGCTTTCTTAGCCGCAAATACAGCCGATCAAAGAGCAGTAACTTCTGGATCATACGCTAATTCAGCATTTGGTGTTGCCAACTCAGCATCTTCATATGCAAATGGTGCCTTTGCAGCTGCCAATACAGCTGATCAAAGAGCAGTAACTTCTGGTGACTATGCTAACTCAGCTTTTGGTGTTGCCAACTCAGCATCTTCATACGCCAATGGTGCCTTTGCAGCTGCTAATACCGCAGACCAAAGAGCAGTAACATCAGGTACATATGCCAATGCGGCCTTTGCTGCTGCCAATACAGCAGATCAGAAAGCAACTTCAGCGGGATCATATGCTAATGGTGCTTTTGCTGAAGCCAATCTTAAATTTAATACTTCTGGTGGTACAATCTCTGGTGATGTAACGATTACTGGTAACTTAACAGTTGAAGGCAATACTTTAATTGTTAATGTATCTACATTGGCTGTTGAAGATTCATTAATTCAATTAGCTCGCAATAACATTTCTGATGCAGTAGACATTGGTTTCTTAGGCCACTATGATGCTGGTTCTGGTAATGTTCATGCTGGTCTTATTCGCCGAGCAGCTGACGATAAATTCTATCTCTTTGAAAATTTACCAACAGAAACATTAACAAATGTTGTTGATGTTGCTAATGCTTCAATTGCAACAATTTATGCAAATGTAATTGCAACATCTATTTTATTAAGAGATAATGATCCATTAACACAAGCAAACGCCGCTTTTGCAGCTGCCAATGTTGCTGATCAAAGAGCAGTTACATCTGGATCATATGCGAATAGTGCCTATGCAGCTGCTAATACCGCAGATGAGAAAGCAACTTCGGCAGGATCATATGCTAATGGTGCTTTCTTAGCGGCTAATACCGCAGACCAAAGAGCAGTAACATCAGGTACATATGCCAATGCATCCTTTGATGTTGCTAATTCGGCGTCTAGTTATGCTAACGGTGCATTTTCAGCTGCTAATACAGCTGATCAACGAGCAGTAACATCAGGTACATATGCTAACTCAGCATTTTCTGCGGCTAATTCTGCCAGCTCATATGCAAATGGAGCGTTTCTCGCTGCTAATACCGCAGACCAAAGAGCGGTAACTTCAGGTGATTATGCAAATTCTGCTTACGCATGGGCAAATGCGGCTTACAATGCTGCGAATAATGCGTTTACTGCTGGTGGCACAATCGCAGGTTCTTATGCTAACTCTGCGTTTATTAAGGCCAACTCTGCATTTGATGCTGCAAACTCTGCTGCTTCTAATGCTGCAAGTGCTTCAAGTTATGCTAATGGTGCCTTTGCAGCCGCTAATACTGCTGACCAACGTGCAGTAACAAGTGGAACATATGCTAATGCTGCATATCAAACTGCCAATTCAGCATCTTCATATGCTAACGGTGCTTTTGCATCTGCTAATAGTAAAGTTAGATTCTACTACCAAGATACTCCGCCAAGTGGAGTTAACGCAGGAGATCAATGGTATGAATCTGATTCAGCAATTTTATTCACTTACATAAATGATGGTGATACTTCGCAATGGGTACAAGTTAGTCTGTAACGGACTAATTGAAGGGTGTGTGTTAGATAATGCCAAGTATAAACTTTCCTACAAGTCCAGCTTTAAACGACCAGTATTCGTTTGAAGGTAAAACCTGGACTTATAATGGAACAGCATGGGTATTAACATCTAGTCCTACAACGATTAGATTGGATTCGGCTTTCTCTAAAGCCAATGGTGCCTATCTTCATGCAAATGCGGCATTTGATACTGCCAATAATTCTAATGGTGTTCTTGCACTATCTACAGCAAATTCTGCCTTAAACTTATCTTCTTTTGCGGCAAATACTGCAAACGCAGCCTCAAATACTGCAAACATCGCTAATAATACTGCGAACGTAGCAATACTAGTTGCTCATACAGCAAATGTTACGGCTCAAATAGCATATACACATGCAAATGCATCATTTAATGCTGCAAATTTATCTTTTACTAATAGTGTAGTTGCTGAATCATTTGCCGCTGAAGCATTGAGTGGAGTATATTTTGCTTTTACTCATGCAAACTCAGCATATGACAAAGCAAATTCTGCAAATGTACTAGCACAAGCTGCCTTTAATGCAGCTAATACTGGTGCTCCAGATTCTTGGGCTAGAAGTTCTGCTAATTCAGCATCTTCATATGCTAATGGAGCTTTCACCAAAGCCAATTCTGCAAATGTATTGGCTCAAGCTGCTTTTGATGCAGCCAATAATGCAACTGATACATGGGTAAGAAATGCTACAAATGCGGCCAGTTCTTATGCCAACTCGGCATATCAAACTGCTAATAGTGGTTCATCTTATGCTAATGGTGCCTTTGCGGCAGCTAACACAAAATATAGTTCTTCTGGTGGTACAATCTCTGGTGATGTAACGATTACAGGTAATTTAACGATTGAAGGTAATACAGTAATAGTTAATGTGTCTACATTGGCTGTTGAAGATTCTTTAATACAACTTGCAAAAAATAATACTTCAGATGCAGTAGACATTGGATTTTTAGGGCATTATAATACTGGTTCTGGTAATATTCATACAGGTCTTATTCGGCATGCTTCAGATGATACTTATTATTTGTTTGATAATTATCCAATTGAACCAACTACAAATGTAATTGATACTTCAAATGCTCAATTTAGAATTGCAACACTTAAAGCAAATTTAATCTCTGATGTTTTAACCATACGTGGTTATGATCCCCTAAATCATGCAAATAATGCTTATCAAGCGGCTAACTCTGCTGGTTCTTATGCAAATTCAGCCTTTGAAGCTGCCAATAATGCTACAGATACTTGGGTAAGACAAGCTGCCAATTCAGCATCTTCATATGCTAACGGTGCTTTTGCAGCCGCAAACGTTGCGGATCAACGAGCTTTAACTTCTGGATCTTATGCAAATAGTTCTTACCTTCATGCAAATGCAGCCTTCAATGCAGCTAATAATGCTACTGACAGTTGGGTAAGAGATGCGGCTAATAGTGCTAGTTCTTACGCTAACGGTGCTTTTGCAGCCGCCAATACGGCCGATCAAAGAGCAGTAACATCTGGTTCTTATGCGAATAGTTCTTTCTTAAAAGCTAATTCTGCAAACGTATTGGCTCAGGCTGCTTTTGATGCAGCTAATAATGCTGTAGATACTTGGGTTCGTGATGCTGCAAATAGTGCTTCTAGTTACGCTAACGGTGCATTTACAAAAGCCAATTCTTCAAATGTTTTGGCTCAGGCTGCTTTTGATGCAGCCAATAATGCTACAGATACTTGGGTAAGACAAGCTGCCAATTCAGCATCTAGTTATGCAAATGGTGCCTTCGCAGTTGCTAATACAGCCGACCAAAAAGCAGTCACATCGGGCACTTATGCTAATGCTTCTTATATTCACGCTAATGCTGCTTTCAATGCGGCCAACACGGCAGTATCAGGTACAATAGATGTATATGCAAGAAATCATGCAAATGCCGCATATGATAAAGCTAATACGGCACCAACCCCTGTAAGCGGTATTTTTGATTACGGATTAGTAACAGAAGTAACAAGTTATACAGCTTACGATTATGGAACACTATAAATAGAACTATGGCTATAACAGTACAACATCGCAGAGGTAATACAGCACAAACCGCATCTTTTACTGGTGCTCTTGCTGAACTTACCGTAGATACAGATAAAAAAGTAGTAGTTGTCCATGATGGTACAACTGCTGGTGGATTTGCACTTGCTAGGGAAACAGCAGTAACATCTACTGGTAATTATGCAAATTCTTCATACATTCACGCAAATGCAGCTTTTGATTTTGCAAATACATTAGTTGTTTCTGGTGGAGCAATTGATAATACTGCAAGAGCGTTAGCCAATGCAGCACAGATTCATGCTCAAGGTGCCTTTGAGTTAGCAAATTCTATAGATTCTTTTGTAACATTTTCAGCAAATGGAACAAACGTTGTTGCTGATGCAAGAAATGATACAATCACATTAACACCTGCAAACGGTGTCACTCTATTAGCAAATGCCACAGCAGATGGAATTACATTTGGCCTTACAGAACTTGCACAAGGTAATACAGGATCACAAGTTTTCGTTGCACCAAATGGTGATGACAGTAATGACGGTTTAGCATTTAGTAGACCAAAGAGAACGATTCGAGCAGCTATGAATGCTGCAAAACCTTTTCAACAAGTTACTATTGCATCTGGCATATATGAGGAAGTTACACCAATTATTGTGCCACAATTCGTTCAAGTAAAAGGTGATGGTGAAAGAACTTGCGTAATCAAACCTGCAAATACAAGTAAAGATGTATTTTGGGTTAACAATGGATGTTGGATTAGTGGTCTTAAATTTGAAGGGTATTTGGCAAATGGAGTTGCTTTCCCGGCCGAAACCATTTCTTCGAATACTGCTCAGTCTGGTGGTGCATCAACAATTACACTTGCAACGAGTGAAGAAACATTAAGTGATTATTATAAAGATATGGAAATTACCATCACAAGTGGTACAGGTTCCGGTCAAACAAAAACAGTTAGTGCTTATAACGGATCGACAAAAGTTATTACTGCAAATTCTGCTTGGGCAACACAACCAGATAATACATCGGTATATGCAATTAAGATTCCATTAAGAACATCACCTGCAGCCAATACTGCAAGATGGTCAACATATATTACTGCATCACCATATGTTTATGTTTGTTCTTCTGGTACAACAACAGGCACAGGCCTTCGTGTGGATGGTTCAAGAGCAACAGGTAATAAAAGTATGGTGTCTGCTCAGTTTACACAAATTAATATTGGCGGAAAAGGTTTTCATGTTTCAAATGATGGCTATGCACAGTTGGTTTCCATATATGCAATTTTCTGCGATACTGGATTCTTAGCAGATAGTGGTGGTACTGCTTCAATGGGTAACTGTAACGTCAACTTTGGTAATAAAGGCTTAGTTGCAAATGGTAAAGGTGCCTTAGCAATGTCTGCCACATTTAACGGCGCAACTTCGATAGGATCATTTACAGCCAATCTAAATAATGTGGCAGCAAATACAGACCCTTATTTCAATATTTCTGCCACAGAACCATATGTTGGTTTAATTGGAATTGTAAATGGTGATACATCAGGAACATATTACTATGTTACAAGTTCAACACCAATTGCTGGTGGTCAAACGATTGTAACATTTAGAGAATCACTTGATAATGTATTCTCAAACGGAACAACAATTAATTTTTATCAACAAAGTCAACTTAGAGCTTCAGGACAAACTTTTGAATTTGTTGGTGCAGGAACAAGTTTAAGTACCGCATTACCAAGAAATGGTGGTGTGCCAAATACTCAATTACAAATTATAAGGCAAAATGAAGGTGCTGTGTTCTGTACATCAACCGATCAAGACGGTAATTTTTTAGTATCAGACTTGACAATTGACCAAGCAACAGGTACAATTTCAGGTACAACATTTTCCAAGAGTTTGTTTGCTCAGATGACACCATTCATACTTGCACTAGAAGGCTAAATAAAAAATGGCACAAAATATTCCTTTAAATACTTTTAAAACCGTTGCATTACCGGTGACAACAGTAGCAAATACTGTTTATACATGCCCAGCAGGTGTGACTACTGTTGTTCTTCTTGCTCAAGTTTCTAATATTAATACTTCAAGTACAGTAGATGTTACTGCTTCACATGTTAGAAATGGTAACACAACAAGATTAATTGCAAACACCGCAATACCTGTTGAGGATGCAGCATCGTTGCTGTTAGGTAAATTAGTTTTAGAAACAGGTGATGGATTTTCGATTTCAGCAAGTGCAAATGGAAGCGCAGAATTAGCATTATCAATACTAGAAACTTCAAATGGCTAAACATAAATTACTAAGTGGTCGAGTTAAGACAACACCGGCAGCTAATGTAACTGCTGATCGTTATGATTTTCTCGGTCTTGAACAAGCAGAACCAAATTTAGGTACAGCTGCACAAGATGGTTATGTTCTGATATATGATTCTAATGCACCAGGTAAAAGAAACTGGTCATCATCTTCATTACTTTCTGGTGGTATAACAGCTCAGTCAGCTTTTGAATCTGCTAACTCTGCAAGTTCGTATGCAAATAGTGCTTTCATTGTAAGTAATTCAGCTGCAATTTACGCCAATTCAGCTTTTGTTTCTGCCAACTCAGCATCTTCATATGCTAATGGTGCGTTTATAACTGCTAATTCTGCATCTAATTATGCAAATGCTTCTTTTGAAACTGCTAACTCGGCTGGAGTTTATGCTAATGCTGCTTTTGATAAAGCCAATTCTGCAAATATATTAGCTCAAGCTTCATTTAATACTGCCAATTTAAAATTTAATACTTCCGGTGGCACAATCTCTGGTGATGTAACAATTACTGGCAATTTAACGATTGAAGGTAATACAGTAATTGTCAACGTATCTACATTGGCTGTTGAAGATTCAATCATTCAATTAGCTCGCAATAACACTTCTGATGCCGTTGATATTGGTTTTTTAGGACACTATGATGCTGGTTCTGGTAATGTTCATGCTGGCCTTATTCGTAGAGCATCAGATGATACATTTTACCTATTTGACAATTTAACAACAGAAACATTAACAAATGTTGTTGATATTGCTAATTCTTCTATAGCAACTCTTAGAGCAAATTTAATTTCAAATAATGTTTTAATTCGTGGTTATGATCCAGTTAATCATACGAATAACGCATATCAAGTAGCAAATAGTGGTTCTTCTTACGCTAATGGTGCTTTTGCTGCTGCTAATACCGCAGATCAAAGAGCCGTTACATCAGGCACCTATGCCAATGCGGCCTTTGTTGTTGCTAATTCTGCATCTTCATACGCTAATGGAGCTTTTGGTGCAGCCAATGTTGCAGACCAGAAAGCTGTAACATCTGGTGATTATGCTAATTCAGCTTTCTTAGCTGCAAATACTGCCGATCAGAAAGCAGTTTCAGCAGGTTCATACGCCAACTCTGCATTTGGAGTGGCTAATTCTGCCAGTTCTTATGCGAATGGTGCCTTCACAGCTGCAAATACAGCCGATCAAAAAGCGGTTACATCTGGTTTATATGCTAATAGTGCTTACATTCATGCCAATGCGGCCTTTAATGCGGCTAATGCAGCTAGTTCTTATGCCAACGGTGCTTTTGCGGCGGCCAATACGGCCGATCAAAGAGCAGTAACTTCTGGATCTTATGCGAATAGTGCATACCAAACTGCTAATAGTGGATCATCTTATGCTAACGGTGCCTTTGCTGCCGCTAACACCGCAGACCAAAGAGCTGTAACTTCTGGAATATATGCTAACTCAGCTTTTGCAGCTGCTAACTCAAATTACACAAGTGCTGTAACAAGATTAACCGTCACAAATAGTGGTGCTTCGGCATTTTTAATTGATCAATATACAGGAAATAATCCAACAATTTACGTATCAGCTGGAGAAACAATTGCTTTCCAGTTAAGTGGTATTACTGGTCATCCATTTATGATTCGTGTATCATCAGGCGGATCAAATTACGATACTGGATTAACTCATGTATCTACAACAGGAACAGTTTCAACAGATTCAAGTGCTCAAGCTAAAGAATCTGGCACTTTATATTGGAAAGTTCCTTTTGACTTAGTTGGATTAACTTATGTTTATCAATGTCAAGCTCATTCAGGAATGGTTGGAAGTATTGTTATTCAACAACCAGCTTCTTTTGTCGCATCAAATACTCAATTAGCATTTACAGCAGCCAATACCGCAGATCAAAGAGCAGTAACATCTGGTTCATATGCTAATTCTTCTTATATTCATGCTAATGCTGCTTTCAATGCCGCTAATAGTGCAACCGATACATGGGTACGTAATGCGGCTAACGCTGCTTCAAGTTATGCCAACTCAGCATATGCTCAAGCGAATACCGGAACAACACTAGCACAAGCCGCCTTTGATCAAGCAAATACAGGTGGTGGTGCAGGTACAGATTCTTATGCTAGAAATACAGCAAATGCGGCATCTTCTTATGCTAATTCTGCATATCTTCATGCTAATGCTGCGTTCAATGCTGCAAATACTGGTGGTGCCGCAACGGATAGTTTTGCTAGAACGCAAGCTAATGCTGCTTTCAATCAAGCAAATTCAGCCGCATCTGGTGGACAAACAATTTACGTTGCTGCTATAGACACATTTACAAGTAACGGTCAAAATACAACATTTACTTTAAGTACTACACCAACATCTGCAAACCAAATTATGGTGTATATTGATGGTGTTTACCAACAATCATCTGGATATACATTAAGTGGTGCAACACTTACAATGTCTGAAGCTGTTGATGCAAATTCATCACTACAAGTTAGAACATTTGCTAACACAGCAACTTCACAACTTGGTGTTACAATTGATACATTTACTGGTACTGGTGCATGTACTACATTTACATTATCTACTGTACCTACAAGTAAAAATCTTACATCAGTAATTGTTGGTGGTGTACCACAACTTAAATCCGCTTATAGTATTACTGGTACTTCTTTAGTATTTACTGGCGCTCCTGCAAACAACTCTGTTATTGAAGTGGCCACATACAAAGGTGGTGGTTCATACGCAACATCGTTTACAGCTGTTGTTGATAAATTTACAGGTAATGGTGCTCAAACAACATTTGGTCTATCAACAATACCTAATTCTGAAAATGAAACCTTTGTTTATTTAAATGGTGTTTATCAAAATAAAGATACATATTCTGTATCAGGTGCAAATGTCGTATTAACTGGTACTGCAACATCAAATGATACGATTGAAGTCGTAACAGTTGCTGGTTCAGAGATGAATGTAACATCTTCTCGTTACAATAGTAGAGTTTATACTGGTACAGGTGCATGTACTCAATTTACAATTTCTTCAAGTCATAGTGCAAATTCTGTTCTTGTATTTGAAAATGGTATTTGCCAAGAACCAATTACAGATTATACAGTTTCAGGTACAACATTAACATTTACAACTGCACCAGGAAATGGTTTTAAAATTCAAATTAGAGAGCTACCAGTTTAAGAGATAACTATGGCATTTACACAAATATCAACTACAAATATTAAAGAAAATACGGTAGTTTCTTATGCCGAATATGCAGCATTTACGGCGAATGTTTTGCCCAAAATTTCGTCTGTTCAGTACGCAGACGAAACTTTTACTGCACTTGATGATACTGCTGCCAATACTTCTGGTACTGCAAGATTGGTTATCAATGGAAGTGGATTTCAAACTGGTGCAACTGTTATTGTAGGAACAACATCAGCTTCAAGTACTGCAAGAGTAAGCACGGAACAATTAAGAGCAAACGTAACTGCATTAAGTTCTGGTAGTTATACTTTGTATGTACAAAATCCAGATGGCGGCACAGCTATTCGTGTAAATGGAGCTACATTTTCAAATACTCCTGTTTGGAGTACTGCAGCTGCATTAAGCAATCAAGAGGCTAATACTGCCTTTGCTGTAAGTATTAGTGCAAACTCTGATTCTAATGTAACTTATTCTAATACTACATCATTACCTGCTGGTACCACATTATTGGCTAACGGACTATTTTATGGTACTGTTACAGTTGGAGTAGAAACAGCCTTTACTTTTGGTGTTAAAGCTACTGACGTTGAATTACAAGATGAAACAAGAACATTTAGTTTGACGGTGACAGTTGGACCCCCAGCAGGACAATTGTTTGCTTTTGGCCAAAATAATCGTGGCCAATTAGGATTTAATGATACAACGTATAGATCTAGTCCAACTCAAGTTGGTTCTTCTACAAATTGGATTTCATTAAATTTAATAGGACCAACAGGTTATTCAGGTTTTGGTATTAAGTCTGACAATACTTTGTGGTCATGGGGACAAAATGGACACGGTCAATTAGGACTTGATGATACAACATATAGATCTAGTCCAGTTCAAGTTGGATCTGCTACAAACTGGAATTTAATTTCTTCATCTACTAATTACCATGTTTTATTGACAAAAACGAATGGAACATTGTGGGGTATGGGTAGGAATACATTTGGCAATTTAGGATTAGGAAATAGTACATATAAATCTAGTCCAACTCAAGTAGGAACTGATACTAATTGGAATAATATATCTCAAGGAACATTTCGTTCAGCAGCGACCAAAACAGATGGTACTTTATGGTTGTGGGGACGTAATAATTATGGAACTTTAGGTTTAAATGATACGACAGACAGAAATAGTCCAACTCAAGTAGGAACAGGAACTAATTGGAGCAAAGTTGCAGTAACCGGAGCAGATGCACTTGCAACTAAAACTGATGGCACATTATGGGCCATTGGTGGATCTAATGATGGAGGAAGATTAGGACTTAGTGAAATACCTTATTCTTCACCTGGAGCAATATTTAGATCAAGTCCAGTTCAAATAGGAGCTAATACTAATTGGAATTTACTAGTACCAGCAGGAGAATCTTTTGCAGCTACAAAAACGGATGGAACATTGTGGTCTTGGGGACCAAATATTAACGGCCAATTAGGACATAATAATTCTTCATATAAATCCAGTCCAGTACAAGTAGGAACAAATACTAATTGGAGTAAAATAGATGGTGGTTCTACTAGTTTTGGTGGAATTAAAACAGATGGTACTTTGTGGTTATGGGGAAATAATGGTCAAGGACAGTTAGGACTTAATGATAGAGTTAATAAATCAAGTCCTACTCAAGTAGGATCAGGAACTACTTGGGTTTTAGTTGCGACTGCTCGTAGTACTCTTGCAATAAGACAATAAGTATGCCTCACTAAATACTTGTAGTACAATATAATAATGTTTTTGATGGAATTTTAAAATGAAAAATATATACTTTCTTGCCGGATTGCCACGGTCTGGTTCTACTTTACTTGCGGCAATTCTCAACCAAAATCCAAAGATTCACGCATCTTCTACCTCAGGTCTTTTAGACACAATGGTAGGCACACTTCGTGCATGGGCAGATAGCTTCAACACTCTTGCTCAAAAAGACCGTGATGCTTCTGAACAAGAAATTCAGCGTATACTGAATAACATTACGCAAACCAAATATGCACACATAGACAAACCAATTATTCTTGATAAGGCTCGTGGTTGGGCAGATGATACTAACATTCGCACAATGACCCGAGTGTTTGAGCGTAAGCCTAAAATTATTGCTACGGTTAGGAATGTCGAAGATTGTGCTGCATCATTTGTTCGTATTGCCAAACCAACCGATTTAGATGATTTCTGTGTCAATGGTGAATTAATGGGACACCTTAAAGAATCATATCAAACATTTCAAAAAGGATATTCATTTGCACCTGAATGTTTTTTAATTGTTGACTATGATGATTTACTATCAAACCCCAAAAAAGAAATTGAAAAAATACATCAGTTTCTAGAAATTGAAAATGATTTTGAATATGATTTTGATCATATAGATGGTTCAAATTTACAAGAACGTGATGAAGAAATTTGGATGGTACCTGGTTTACATGATGTAAAGCCAAAACTAGGGTACCAACACAAAAAAGATTCACAAGAAATACTTAAACATCGTTTCTATGATTTTGTTCAACCAAGATTCTGGTTAGGTGAAGAAAAGGCTAATAAACCAGCCCACAAACTAGACACGCAATTAGCAGCCGGACTCATGGGTGATTTCCAGTTAGGTCTTAAAATTGCAAATGAATTAGAAGCAGAAGAACCATGGAATAATCGTGCTGCGTTTAATCGTGGTTGGTACAGAATGTATGAAGGTAAATTGTTAGAGGGTGAACAATTACTTTTCCGTGGACGATTAGAGAAAGTATTTGGTAATGAACCGCCAAGGTCACCAATGCCAATGTGGGATGGCGAATCAAAAGGAACAATACTCTTAAATCTTGAAGGCGGTCTTGGCGACCAGATTCATGGTGTAAGATATGCAAGAGAGTTTGCAAAAAAAGGATGTGAAACTATTGTTGCGTGTTCTGGCCCGTTGGCCACTATGTTTAGGGATGTTGAAGGTGTTGTTGCCGTATGCCAGCATGAAGCAACATTTGGTATTGTTCATGACTTTTGGGTACCATCTATGTCAACAATACCTATTCTCAAGTATGAATATAAAGACATTTCTGGAAAGCCATATATAAGTAAATCAGAAGTGACACCACATAAAGGTCTAAGAATAGGCCTAAGATGGCAAGGAAATCCACAGTTTGAACATGAACAGCATAGGATTTTCCCACCTAAATTATTATTTGATGCAGTAGAAGATATTGATGCTGAATTTATTTCTCTCCAGCGTGATGAAGGTTCACAGTATTGTCCTTATTGGGTCAAGAAAGTTCCTTTGGGTCATTGGGAAGAAACAAGAATGGCAATTGCATCATGTGATTTGGTGATTACTTCTTGTACATCTATTGCTCACTTGTCTGGTGCGATGGGTGTACCAACTTGGATTATTCCACCAGTTTTACCTTATTACTTGTGGGCTTATCCAATTAACAAAACAGTATGGTATAATAGTGTGAGATTGTTTAGACAAAAAATGTATGGTTCTTGGAATGAACCATTTAAACAAATTAAACTAGCATTACAAAAAGGAGAAATAAATGCCTAAGATTAATACTGGATATTGGGTTCGTGTTGTAGACGGCCGAGTATATGATGTTTGGGATTCCGCACCTGATGAAAGACCAGGTTGGAGAGAAGCTATTGAGGTTGTGCCTGATGTTATTGGTCGTGACCGTGAAGTAATTGAAGGACATATTTTTGATTTGGAAAAAACGCCTGTTGAGATTGTATATCAGAAGCGTCCTGTTTCTTTTGAAGAACGCCAAGGTTCTTACATTTCTCATGCAGAATTCAAAGCAAAGATGGTTGAGCGTGACCAAGAAATGCGTCAGAACTTAAACAATCCAGAAATGCCATTTGATCAGTCTGCCATTGATGCTGCAAATGCTGAGCGTGATGCTCGTGTTGCCGCACTCAGAGCATGTAATAATCACGATGATTTGGATGCACTAGACGCTTAACTTTAAAGGTTTGTTATGGATTCGTTATTTTTTAAATATGATTTGGCAGTAGAAAAGGCTTATATTATTCGGGTCAAAGAGAATGAAAGATCCGAAAGTATGGCCAAAAGGTGTTCTGATTCTTGTAACTCTGTAGGCATGCCATGGGAATATTGGGATGCCTACAATGGTTATAATCGCCGCATTAAAGAGCCTGATAATTCCAAAAACAACCCTCTGATGAAGATGATGAAGGTAACAGATCATTATCTCACCAGAGGTGAAGTTGCTTGTGCGTTATCACATATCTCTCTTTGGTCACATTGTGCTGAGATTGATAAACCAATTGTAATTTTAGAACATGATGCTATAATGATACAATCATATCCTTTGCATCAAGTTTATAATTCAATTTGTTATCTTGGTGGTAATGAACAGGTGAACCTTGGTTGGAAACAATTACCAACACCTCCACATGCTTCAGAAGGACCAAACTATCATTTTATTTGCCGTGCTCATGCATATGCAATTGATCCTTGTGTAGCAAAAAATCTTCTTTCACATGCACTTAAATTTGGTATCTGTGCGCCGCTTGACATTATGATCCGTGCAGATATATTTCCTATTCACCAGATGGGAGTGTTTGCGTATGATATGAAAGAAACTGAAGAAGATAATAAAACTCTTAAAACAACCATACTTGGCCGGCCATTAGAAGGCCGTTCAACAGTTCGAAACGATGATCTAAGTATCTGATGTACCCATTAAACATAGATGAACGAATGTATATTGTCGATGGATTTTATACAAATCCTGATGGTATTCGTCAATATGCTATCAATGAACAAAAAGAACCTGAAAGCGGTGGAAACTATGCAGGTGTAATGACCGAAAGCAGATTCATTACAGATGAGCATTTAGAAATACTTGGTCGTTTGGTTGGCCATTTTGTAGAACCAAGTACAGGTTTATCTGGTAAATTTAGATTCACAAAAGAAGGTGACACATACAGTCAAGATATACATTTTGATGCAGGTGATAATTTATGGGCAGGTGTTTGTTATCTCACGCCAAATATTGAAACTGATGGTACTATTTTTTGGCGGCATAATCGAACTGGTCTTGAATCTATACCGCATACGCAAGAAGGTATAGAAAAACATGGTTGGTATAATGTTGATGACCTTAAAAAATTCCTTGAAACTGACGGTATAAATCATTCTTTATGGACAAAAACATTGACAATTCCTTTCAGATATAATAGACTAGTATTGTTTAGGCCTTGGATGTTTCATTCACCAGGCAAAGCATTTGGTGATACTTTACAGAATTGCCGACTTATACAAACATTTTTTCTTAAAGGAAAGTTGTGAAATTTACAGTTCGTTTTCATGATCATATAATTACAAGTATTGAAAGTATATGCCGACAAGTAGGATATCCAAAAACTGTAATTGAAATTGGAGTATTTCAAGGTGAAACAACCTTTAATATGGTCAATCAAATATCTAAAAAAATTAATGATTATAAGCATTATGCTATCGATACATTTGATACAAGTACCGATTTACCAGAAGAAAACATTGAATCGACAAAAGAAATTTTCTTAAACAATCTAAAAGAATCACCACCAGGATTGGTTGAGTTTATGAATATGAAATCTTTTGATGCTTTAATTGAATTGAGAAACCGTGGTGTCAAAGCTGATTTAATCTATGTAGATGGTGATCATAGAGCACCAGAAGTATTACAAGATGCGGTTCTTGGTTTTGAGTTACTCAGTATAGGTGGTGTTATGTTGTTTGATGATTCTGTAACTTGGAGATATAAAGGTGATATTACAAACTCCCCTAAAATTGCAGTAGATAATTTTATACAATGTTATTGGGATCGTTTAGAAGTGATAGAAGTGTCTAATGGTTACCAATTAGCAATAAGGAGAAAAAAGTGAAAAAGATTTTAATTATGGGTTTACCTGGTTCAGGTAAAACTATGTTGGCATCAGCATTACAAAAATATTTACAAGATCATAGTATATTGTTTCATGTAAATTCAGAATCAATTGATGCAAGTAAAGCAGTAGTTAAATGGATTAATGCTGATGATGTACGTAAAAAATATAATGATTGGGACTTCTCTCATGAAGGTCGTATCCGTCAATCTATTCGTATGCGTGAATTAGCTGATAGTTTTCTAAATGATTTTGTGATTGCAGATTTTGTTGCACCATTACCAGAAATGCGTAATAATTTTAAGGCTGACTGGACAATTTGGGTTGACACGATTGATAAAGGTCGTTTTGAAGATACAAATAAAATGTTTGTGCCGCCTGAAGTATATGACTTCCGTGTGACAGAACAAAACTGTGAAAAATGGGCTGAGTTTATTGGCAACCATATTTTAGAAAATCGCCGTAGACCGGTATTTGATTGGAAAAAAGAAACTGTTGAAATGTTAGGTCGTTGGCAACCATGGCATCCTGGCCATCGTGCATTATTTGAGCGTGCGATTGCAAAAACTGGTCAGGTTTGCATTATGATTCGTGACTGCCAAGGTTGGAATGGTTCAAATCCTTTTGCTGCGAATCAAGTAAAAGAATTAATTAAACGTGACCTTGATCCACTTTTTCAGGGTCAATATGAGATTCTTTTGGTACCAAATATCGTCAATATAACTTATGGTCGTGATGTAGGATATAAAATTGAACAAGAGGTTTTTGATGATCAAATACATGCCATCTCTGCTACGAAAATTCGTGAGCAAATGGGTCTAAAATAGTAACCTGAAATCGACCAGAGGGAATAAATTATAAATAGACTATAAAACACCCCTCAGGATCGATTCAAAATGACAACAAAAATTTCTGGCGCACAGATTCAAAATTATACAGTTGAAACAGAACAACTATCTAATACCGCAGTAGCTGCCTTTGCAAAATCTCTAGCACCAAAAATTACCACAGTTAATGTTGCAAATAGTTCTTATACTGTACTAGACGATACAGCTGTAAATGTAGGTGGTGGTTACATTGTCATTACTGGTGCTGAATTTCAATCGGGAGCATCCGTATTAATTGATGCTACTCCTGCAACTTCTGTAACATACATAAACTCAACAACACTTAGAGCAGAAGTTCCTTCAAAGTCTGCTGCATCATATAATCTCTACGTGGTCAATCCAGATGGAGGCACAGGTATTCGTGTTGCTGGGATTACTTATTCAGCAACACCAACTTGGGTTACTGCAAGTCCATTATCAAATCAACCTGCTAATGTATCATTTAATGTATCTTTAAGTGCTACATCAGCAACATCTTATTCTAATACCACAGCATTACCAGCAGACACTCAATTATTAAGTAACGGTTATTTTTATGGTACAGTTACAATTGGTGCCGAAACTACTTATACATTTACTGTAAGAGCAACTGATGCTGAATTGCAAGATGCGGATAAGACATTTCAGGTTACGGTGACGGTTGGGCCGCCACCTGGATCTTTGTATATTTTAGCATGGCTATCTGAATTTGGAGGTTCTGGCTTAAATGATACAGTAAGTAGATCCAGTCCAGTTCAACTTGGATCTAGTACAAATTGGTCAATTCTTGCTACAAGAAACTATAGTGTAGCAGCAATTAAAACTGGTGGCACGCTATGGACATGGGGTTACAATGGCCAGGGCCAGTTAGGACTTAATGCTATAGTAAATATATCCAGTCCAGTTCAAGTAGGAGCCAGTACTAATTGGAGTTCAGTTAGTGAGGCAGCTCAAACTTATTGTTCAATTAAAACCGATGGCACTTTATGGGTCTGGGGGACTGCTGATAGCGGTAAGTTAGGACTCAACTCAATTACAGTACATAGATCCAGTCCAACTCAAGTAGGATCTGCTACCAATTGGAGTAAAGTAGTAGGTGATTATAATACAAGATTTTTAGCACTTAAAACGGATGGTACATTGTGGGGATGGGGAAATAATACCTGGGGCGAGCTAGGACTTGGAGATAGAATCAATAGATCCAGTCCGACTCAAGTAGCTGGTATTACTTGGAATAATATTTGGGCCGGCCGCAATCATGTAATGGCTTCAAAAACAGATAATACTATATGGGGTTGGGGATATGTTGCGGCAGGCTCATTAGGAAATAATTCTATTGTCAACAGATCCAGTCCAGTTCAAGTTTTGTCTACAATTGATTGGAGTAAATTAGTTTTAGGTGATTATTTTACGGTTGGTTTAAAAAGTAATGGCACTCTTTGGTCTTGGGGTAGTGATACTTATGGAAATTTAGGATTAAATAGTCGAAATGTTTATAGATCTAGTCCAACTCAAATTGGAAGTAACACGACATGGAGAAATGTTTTTCTGGAACCAGGATCATCGAGTCCAATAGCCATTAAAACTGATGGCACTTTATGGGTATGGGGTGGTAATATGGGCACTCTTTTAAATTTACCATTGGCAACTCATAGATCCAGCCCCGTTCAAATAGGAACACAAACATATTGGGCAAATACTAATATCTTCGGAACTAATTATGCATATTTAGCCAAATTTTAAGTAATTATAACAAGTATAATACAGGACTATTATGGCCGCTCCAGCTACCAGACAACAATTCAAAGATTACTGCCTACGTAGGTTAGGGTTTCCAGTAATTCAAATTAACGTTGATGATGATCAAGTAGAAGATCGTATTGACGATGCACTTCAGTTTTTTCATGACTATCATTTTGAAGGTTGTGAAAAAATTTACATGAAGCATAAATTTATACAAGAAGATATTGATAGACAATGGATATATTGTCCTGATCCAGTTCTTTTTGTAATTGGTGTTATGCCATTCGATGATTCTAATTCATCGGTAAATATGTTTGACTTGCGTTATCAATTGCGCCTGCATGACCTCTATGACTTTACATCAGTATCTTATGTGTCATATGAAATTACTATGCAACACATTCGTACATTAAATCTGTTGTTCTCAGGTACTCCACAGTTTCGTTTCAATCGTCACCAAAACAAACTCCATCTTGACATTGATTGGGAAAGAGATGCGACAGTTGGTGAATATGTTGTCATCGAATGTTATCGTAAAATGAATCCAGATACCGTGTCAATTACAGGTTCAGTATCGGCCACAAATGCAGCCAATACACTTACAGGTACAAATACTAAATTTGACCAGGAATTATTAGAAGGTGATATTGTAACGGTCAATGGTACTGATCTACAAATCAAAAGAATTTTATCACCAACAGAAATACAATTAACAAAAACACCAACAGAAGGCATTTCTGGTACAGCAACGATTGCTGGACTTTCAGATGTTTGGGACAATCGTTTTATGAAAAGATATACCACCGCTCTTATCAAAAAACAATGGGGTGAGAACATGAAAAAGTTTGGTGGTATACAAATGCCAGGTGGTGTAACATTAAATGGTAAAGAAATTTATGATGAAGCAGTTGAAGAAATTACAAAGATAGAAGAAGAAATGATTGCAAACAATGTTCTGCCATCAGACTTCATAATGGGATAATGTGTGGCTACAAACTTTTATTTCCAACTTTTCCCACAAGAGCAGATCACCAATGAACAACTGCTTGTTGAAGATTTAGTGATTGAAGCTATGGGAATCTATGGCATGGATGTTTACTATCTGCCAAGATCCAGTCGAGCAACAGAAGATTATTTGTATGGTGAAGATACAGTAAAACAATATCGTTCAGCACATCCAATTGAAATGTACCTTGAAAATGTCACAGGTATGGATGGCGAACAAGATTTTATTTCTAAATTTGGTTTAGAAATTCGTGATGAAATTACATTCTTAGTTTCTCGCCGCAGATTCAAGTATACTGTAGGCGCCACAAACTTTCAAACACCTATTCTTGGTGATATTATACCAGAAGAAAACAGAGCACCAACTCGACCAAGAGAGGGAGATTTAGTTTACATTCCTCTCATGAGGAACTTCTTTGAGATTACATTTGTAGAACATGAAAACGATCAGGCCATGTATTATACTTTAGGCCGTGGTCGTGGCGGTAATGTTTATGTCTATGCACTAAAATTAAAACAATACGTATTCTCTGAAGAAATTATTTCTACAGGTATACAAGAGATTGATGATGAAGTATTTGACCTGTACAAGAGAACAAGACTTACAGTACAATTAACTGGGGGTTCTGGTACATTTACACCAGGAGAAATAGTATATCAAGGTGCAGATTTGGCCAATGCAAGTGTTCAGGCAGTTGCACATACATGGAAACAAGGCCAATGGCTTGATGTAATTAAAACACAAGGTACATTTGTTGCCAATGTTCGTGTAAAAGGTGCAGACAGTAATGCATCTTGGACAATGGCAAGTACAGATGATAAAGTTAATTTTGATACCGCATTTGAAGATATTGCAGATAATAATCGTATAGAAACTGAGTCTGATTTAATTGTAGATTGGACAGAAACAAACCCATTTGGTGGTGATTAATGTTAAACAACCCTTTTTATTATAATCGAACAATAAGAAAGGTGGTTGTTGCCTTTGGTACTTTGTTTAATGATATACAGGTACAAAGATTTGTAAACAATACACCAAAAGAAATTTTTAAAGTGCCGTTGTCATATGGTTCTAAAGAAAAATATATGACACGACTGGCTGCTGACCCCAATTTGACCAAGTCGGTTGCAACAGTTGTACCGAGAATTTCATTTGATCTTACAGGTATAAGTTATGATACTAGCAGAAAACAAATTACAACACTAAAAAACTTTTCTGCAAATACTTCTACGGCTTTCAATAGACAGTATGTTCCTGTACCATATGATTTTAATTTTTCTATGTCGATCTATGTTCGGAATACAGAAGATGGTACACAGATATTAGAACAGATTTTACCATTCTTTACACCAGATTTTACGGTAACTGTAGACTTTATTCCTACAATGGATCAAAAATATGATTTGCCTATCATATTGAATTCTGTAAATACGATCACAGATTATGAAGGCGATATGATGAGTACTCGTTTAATTACATGGGACTTAGAGTTTACTGCAAAAGGATATATTTGGCCAATTCTTAAAACTGGTAAAGTTATTCGTCAGGCCAATACCAATATATACTTACAGGCTAATACAACAACATACAATTTGGTGCAGTCATATATTATAACACCTAATCCAATTGATGCTGAACCTGATGATGAGTTTGGATTTACAGAACAAACTAGTGAAGAATTAAATTATACGTATTTGGTTGATTCAAATGGTAATTATATTATAACCGAAACCGGATTAAAAATAAGAGAAGAATAAATGGCAACAAAAACCATACCACAATTATCAGCATTAGATAATGTTTCGTCTAATTTAGCAACTACACTTTTTGTTGTATATGATACTACATCAGGTACTACAAGAAAAGCCACATTATCACAAATAGATTCTGCGATTGAATCAGAATTAGGTCAAGCAATTTCAGGTGCTGTTTATGCTAATGCAGCTTTTGAAGTTGCTAATACTGCATATGCAAGCCCTATTATGTTAGAACCACTTAGTGGTTTAACAATTACTCAAAACTATACTATACCTAATAATTACAGAGGTGTTAGCAGAGGCATTGTTACTATCAATAGTAATGTTGTTGTAACTGTTTCTGAAACTGCTGAATGGGTTATCGATAACTAAAAAGGAATAAAAAATGAGTTCAATAGTTCTAAAAGGATCAACATCAGGTACAGTAACATTACAACCTGCTGCTACGATTTCACCTAACGTAACATTTATTTTACCGTCAACTGATGGTAGTGCAGGACAAGTTCTTGCAACAAACGGTTCAGGTACACTTTCATTCATTACAAATGATGGTAGTGCATCATATCAGGCAGCAAACTCGGCTGGTTCATATGCTAACGGTGCCTTTACATCTGCCAATACTGCTGATCAAAAAGGTGTAAGTGCTGGTTCATATGCTAATTCTGCATTTGGTGTAGCTAATTCAGCTTCAAGTTATGCTAATGGTGCCTTTGCAGCAGCTAACACCGCAGACCAAAGAGCTGTAACTTCTGGTGACTATGCTAATTCTGCATTTGCCAAAGCTAACACACTATTTAATGCCACAGCTGTAATTCATGCAAATACGATTACTGCAAATACTATTTCTTCGATAAATTTAGTTTCATCAAATACTGTTGTAGCA